CCATCCCAGGTGCCATCCCAGGAGGCGACGGACCCATGCCCGGTGCGCTCGGCTGATGCGGTACGCCCGCGCCGCCCAGAACGCTCGCCAATGCGCCCAGCGAGGCGCCAGGAGATACTTTGCGAGACTTCGCGTGAATCGCGGCGTTTCGCTTCGGGCTGGTGGCGCGGCTTAGGCCACCTTGGGCCATGCGCTTCTCGCCCTGCGCGGGTGCGGTGCTCTTGCCGGTTGCTTTGCCGGATTCGACTTCGCCCTTGGTCGACAAGTGGTCCCGCTTCGGAGTTCCCGCGGCCTTTTCGTACTTGGCGTCGCCGCCGGGTTTCTGAGTACTGCCGTCTTTCCAGACCTTGCCGCCGTGCGCGTACTTGCCCATGCTCTTGATGCGACCACCCGAATTGTACGCTGGGGTGCCTTTGATCTTCTTCGAGGTGCCGGTCTTGTCCTTGGACATAGAGCCTGAGCCGTCGCTGGACTCGTAACGGTCTTGAACACCGCCGCCCATTTTCTTTTTCGTTACCTTGCCGCCCTTCTTGAAGTCGGACCAGCCGCTCATGCGCTCAACGTCGCCCTCTTGCTTGGTGGCAGGCTCTGCGGTCTTCGCGGCGAACTTGTCGCGTGCGGATTCAGGGTTCTTGGCGCCTTGCTTCGGCGGGGTGCGTTTGAAGCTTCCCGGGCTGACGGCGTCGTCTTTGTTCCAGCTGGATTTCTTGCCCATGGGAACCGGGGCTTCGGCAGTTGCCGCGCCACCGTTCGCGCGGCGCGCCATGTGCGACTTCATCATCGACGCATTGCGCTCTGCCTTGCCGCCCGACTTGAATGCCGGGGACTGCATGCCGCTGCTCTTTTCCATCGTGGTCTTGGCGGGCATCGAAGCTTTGCCGTAGGAGAGATTCTTGGCCCCGGCACCCGACATCGGCTTGGCGTCAGACTTGGCGACGTGACCGGAGTACTTCGACTGCGCAGGCTGGACCTTGCCGCCCTCGCGGTAAGCTTGTGGGGTCGTTGCGCGGCCCCCTTTGGCTTTTCCTGGGACGCTAGCGCTGCCGTTCTTGGAAAATCCAAAGTCGGAGGGGAAGGAGAAGTCTTTCACATAGGTCACCGCCATGACTGTGACGCCCTGTCCAAGTAAGCGAGTGCTTTCATTAGTGCTTCCGATGTGTCGCCAAGCTTACCGAGACCGCTATTGCAATTGCCGCATAGCCAGCCGCGAAACCTGCCGTTTTGGTGGTCGTGATCCAGGCATAAATTCCTGGTTGATTTTTTGCCGCACAATTCGCAGTGTGCTGGCGGCGGTCTTTCCGGCTGTGGTAGTCCGCGCTGCTTCCTGGTGTTGTCCAGGGTTTTTTGTTTTCTGTCTGGATCATTCCAGTAAGCCTCTCGACCCTTGCGCCGATAGTAGTCTTTCCTGGTTCCCTGATAATTCATCCGGCATTCGATGCAACGTCCATTGTTGGTCCATCGCTCCGATATGTGACCATGCTTACATGGTACCCCGGTGAAAAATCTCTTTGACGCATCCTTGGCTTTTGGCATACGTCAATTTTATCATACTGCCTTTTAACTGCCGCTTATGCGCCCAAAGTGTTGTCAGACTGGAATACTGGGCCAAGCGTGACCGTTGCGGGACCTACGGTGACCTGGAGTTGGATCGCGGTGGCGCCAGCGGCGCTGAAATTGAACGGCTTGCTGCCGGTCGTCGGCCCGGTAGGGATGGTGCTTGAGTTAAGAATCGCATCAGCCGCTGCGCTGTATCCTGGCGCAAATACATCAGCGGTGGTGTAATGAACCGCATACGTAGAAGCGCCACCGTCGATGATCGAGCCAAACACCTCGACCGGGTTGACGTGCGTGTCGAGAGGTATCAGCGGGGAGTTGCCTACCCCAGTGATGACGTAGCTGTTCTGGGTAAGCTTCACGGCTTACGCCTTCTTTTCGACGGCGCTCTCCACTGAGGCGACTTTCGTCTCCACCGGGGCGACTACCTTGGATTTTACCCAGGAGTAGACCTTGGAAGAGACAACCGCGGCGACCGCGCCGAAAACCAAACCGACAGGGAAATTAAATACTAAGGACATGATGTTCTCCGTATTAAGCGTTGGTGACGCCCGTGAAGCCACGGAAGTCGATGTTGCTGGATACCTTGGCTGTCGCGATGGGCTTCTGGTAGAAGAGCACCACACGGTTCGTGGTGCCGTTCGGCGCCGTCTGCATCGTGTAGGTTCCACGCACGTCGCCCGTGGTAGAGGTGGCCGTCGGGGTTTGGTCGGCAAACGTGAGTCCGGTTGCTGAAAAAATCTGAGCGCCGCTGACGAATATCCCGGCGTACTCAAACTCGTCAACACGGATCGGTAGACCGATGGTGCTGTTTGTTCCCACCGAAAGCGTGCCCGTCAGCGTCGAGCCAACGTTCAGCTGGACGCTGGAGACGTAGCCGAAAGCCTTTTTCGGAACCGTCACACCCGAGCCGACAATGGTCTGTGTTTCAGACATCGGCTGCTCGTATATGTCGTAACCGCGAATGGTAACAGTGCCCGTGGAGGCGCCGGATGCGGTGACGATAACCTGACGTGTGCCCATCTGCGCCGGATCATAGACGCGAGCCGCGCCAGCTTTGACGACCGGCTTGACGGCGACGCCGTACTCTTGATCGCTGGTGCCGACCGGAAGGTTGGTGCCCGCGAAGAGCGCGTTGTTTGCAATCAGTACCGTGCCAGCGGCCTGCACCGCGTAGCCCGGGGCTGCGTAACGGTCGGTCGCTAGAACGATGGTGGACAGCGGAACCGTGCCCGCGGCGTTGCCCGCGCCGCCTACCAGGATGCGCTGACCCGGGTAGAAAAAACGCGAACCGTAGGTGGCGGTCGAGGTGTAACCGGTCGGAGAAGGACCAGTAATCGTGAGAATGTTCGCCGTGCCCGCCGCCGTGGTCGTGGTGACCTGAGCAAAGCCAAAGTCCAAAGCCAGGACAGGGATTGTGGTCGCCGTCGGCTGAATCGCGGTACCTTGAGGGACCAGCGGGATGTTCGCGCAGACTGCGTTGGTGCTGCTTGTCGCGAGCGTGAAGAATCCGCCCACTGTCGGCGACTGAGCGGCGGCGATGTTGGCGGCGTTGGCCGCTGCCGGGACGTAGCTCAGAAGCTCCATCTCAACAGGGTTTGACCAGCAAAGGATGCCTGCTTGTGCTCCTTCGCCAGCCGCAGTTACCTGCGAAACGTAGCGAGAGTCGAGTACGGCATTGGCCTGGTAGTCGATGTTCGGACCAGAGTCAGTTTCGCTGATCTGCTGGGGATTGTCGTTCCCGTAAAGGATTACAGGACCGGATAGGGATGTACGCATTATTGCACCTTTGCGCCTCGTGCTTTCTCGCCGCCTTCAGGGGTCGGTTTTGGGCTGACGCTGGTTATCGTAGCGTGGCTACGGTTTGAGAGAAGAAATCAAAATGCCGGGGGCGCTTGCGACAAGAACGTTTTTCAGGCGTGTGTCGTAGAGGCGCTACCCCGGCAGCGGATCAGAGGCCAGCCTTCAGGGGTCGGTGTTGGGCTGACCGTAGGTGAAAGATACTCGATGGCGCTGCGTAGCAACATCGGGTCATGATTGAAACAGCCTATGCCGCGATTGCACGCCTGGCATAAGAGGCCGCGCACCTTGCCGGTGTCGTGGCAGTGGTCCACTGCGAGCCGCATTAGCGTGCCCTTCATGAACTTCGTTTCTGGCTTGTGACAGATGGCGCACACGCCGTTCTGTTTTGCCAGTTGCTCTGCGTACCACTTCGAGTCAACCCCGTAAGCGTATCGCAGCGCCCTGTCCCGCATTATCGCACGCGGAACCTGACTCATTCTCACCTTGGCGGCAATCTTGCCTTCAGGGTGATCGAGATACCATTGGCGCATGTAGTGCTTGTTACACATGCCTTTGGCTTGGTGCTTGTTGCCGCACCCATCGATTGTACAGAGTTTCAAGACTCTCTCCTGGTTATTACTCCAGAAGAGAGTCTAACATGGTTTTAAAGGATACGGGTCATTTTACTGACCCGCGTTACTCATAACCCAGGCGTACCGAAAAGACATCGAGGGTCCGTGAAGCCGACGGCATAGCGCTCCGTTGCTTTGTAACGTATTGAATCCGTTTCAAAATCCCCCTCCATGCTTTTTTGCAAGGACCGACGATTCACCAGCTTCAAGCCCTCGGGGGCGTCGGTCTGGACGAACCAGGCCGTGTTGCTGGTCAGACGCGACAGGTTCGCTTGACCACCGCTGAGCAAGCCCATGGACTTGATCGGGTTAATGTCATTGTTCGTGGTGCCGGTACGGAGCACGCTCTTTAGGAGCACTTCCGCTTGGAACACGTTCGACGGGGCCACCACGAGCTTCTTCGGCTCCAGGCGGATTTTCTTACCGTTATTGTCAACCGCGCCGCGAATCTGAATCAGGATCTGCTCAAGCGACGTCTGAGACAGCGCAGCCGCCGTGCCCAGGATGTTGCTGAAGCTTCCCGCGTTCTGAATCGGGTGAGCCGCGTTAATGAGCGAGACACCATCGCCGCCGACAAACGAGCTGTTGAAAGCGCGGTTGATCACGTTGGCGCAGAGCGTCTCTTTGGTTTCGATCAGCGACTGCGCGAGATGGCGCGAGTACGTCTGGCCGATGCGGATGTGGTCGCCGTCTTCCACGAGGACCTTGGTCAGCGCGAACGCCAAGCCGTAGACCTGATAGAAGTACCGGTAGACGAACAATTGTCCGCCAGCCTGGTAGGTGACGGGCTGACCGTCGGGGAGCAAGGGCGCGGCGCTAAAGCCGAACAGCACAGGCTCTTCATGGTATGAGCGGGGGATACCGGTAATCTGCTTGAATACCTGGTTCCACTCGTCGGCGCGTTGCTCGTAGACTCCGTCGAACTCTTCGTTGAGAATCGGCTCAACGATGTTGCGGAAGTCTGTACTGCGCATTGGGACTGCCATTTACATGACTCCTTAGACGGAAACGAACGGAGCCGCAGTCTGCGTGTTCGCAATGCGAACCTGTAGCTGCAGGTACGTGTCGCCCGCGGTTTGATTGAGGATGGTCGGGTCTGTCTTGGTGATAAACAGCTGACCCTGGGTGGCGGTGGCAACGAGAGTCGACAACCCGGCGGTACACTGAGACAAACCAACCGTGGCGGAACCTGCGGCGAAGTTGGTGATGTTCAGCTCGCGACCGTCAAAGCGAACGAATCCGTCAGCCAGGGTCGTGGTGACGCCTGACGCGGTGCCGTCGGTTTGGATCGTGTACTCGATGAGCGGGTCGTGCCAGATGAAGGCGGTGACAGCCGTACCGGCGAAGCAAACCTGAGACGCGGGCCAGAAGTTGGATTCTTGCGGCGTGTTGGTTGCGTCGAAGTACTCGCAGCCAGCGAAAACACCGTAGATCTTGTCCGTGGTGGCGGTGCAGGGCGCGAGGTAAGATTGACCGGCGGGAATTGTGACACCGTTGACAGCGGCGCCCGTACCAATCAACACCTTGACCGGTTGGCCCTTGAAGATGTTGACGTTGGTTCCCGGCAAAAGGATGCCGGTGTGCGCTATGCTGCGGATCTCACCCGTCGGGTGGTACGCGGGTACCAGACCAGAAGGAAGTGCAGTAAGAGACATGTATGTGTCCTATGGAGCTTATTAACTGCTCCATTCGGTCACGGAAGGAATCGGTCGCGGTTATGCGTTATCGATGAAGTCCGGTACCGGAATGGAGGCCATGTGTTCGAGACCTTCGATTCCGTCCCCAAGCTCAACCTCTTTGCCGGTTTTGCGTGCCAGAGTCTGCGCGGTTTGCTGTGCCGTGTCGGTCAGCTTTTCGTCTTCTCGGGCGGGTGCGTAGTGGTGGTTCTCTTGCATGTACTGGTTGTAGACATCGAGCGGTAGCTTAAAAGCGACCATCTCGTTGACGTGAACCAATCCATCTACCGTGCCACCTTGACCTACAGCGAACTCTCCAAAACCTACCAGCTCTTCCGGTTTGATGGGTTCGTACCCAAGTCGTCGGCGAAAGGCCAGTGAGTCCTTTGAGTTGGTCGAGGTCAACCAACAAACATGGTACCCAGGGATGGGCGGCAAGTCCGGCAACGCCGCTTGCGCGTGCGCCATTCGGAACAATGCCAATCTATCTGCGTCCGTAGATTGACGATTCTCGGTTACTGCCCGGTTCTGGGCGGCTCGCTGAGGGCGTCGGTTGACGGTCTGCTTACTTAAACGTGCGTCTGCCATGGCTGACTCCTAAAGGTTAGCCGTTGCGATTCTTGAGTCCGTCATGGTAGCGCTTGGCTACTCGTGCTCGGACTACGGGGTCATCCCACTTACCTGCTTCCTTCATGGCCTCGACCATCTCCTTGGGAAGAACGATCTGGCCCGGGTTGCGGTTGCCGTTGCTGGATGACCGGTTGGTTCCGCCGGTAGGCGGTCCTTTGCGTCGCTGCGTATCACGAGGCGGCGGCGTGCCGTCGCTGTCGTCGTCGTCTTGTGCGTCGCTAAATCTGTGCGGGAGTTTCTCTTTCACTTTACGGTCCAGAGTTTCCCAGTAGAGCGGGTCGTTGGGGTTCATCGTTTTGGTGAGCGCCTTGTCTAGCGCCTCAACCACGAGACTGTCTTCGTCGCCGCTTGCTGGATTGTACCACGGTTTGTCAGCAAGGAACCTGACCGCCTTGTCGGCGTACGCTGGCGTCTCGGCGGCGCGCGGCTGCTGAGACTGAGTGATGATCTGCTGCTTCTCGTTGTAAAGTGCCCAGGCTTTCTGCTTTGCCTCGTCACGAAGCTGCGCCGCCTTGCGCGCGTCCTCGCCGTTGTTCTTGCTGATCGCCATCCCAAAAATGCGGTCGAAGTTTTCAGCCTCAGCTGTAACCGTCGCCAGGCGTTCATCAATTTCTGTGACGCGGTTAACGGTCAGTCGCTGCTCGATCTCTTTGAAACGCTGGTCTTGCTTGGCGACGGTGCGACGGAGGATTTCAATTTCTTGCTTGTCTGCTTCTTTGGCTTTGCGGGCGCGCTCGCGGCGCTCCTTTGCAGACTCTCGCTTACGGGATCGCCCAGTGTCTTCCTCAGCATCATCGCTCTCTCCCTCGTCAGAGGTGGTAAGTCGCTCATCTGATGCCTCGACTACTTGTGGAACCTTGGGATCGTCTGATTCAGCCTGCGGGCTGTCATCCGTGTCATCGCTCGGGTTATCAACCACCTGTGAGGTGATCTCCTCGTTGTCGTCCTCGTGTCCTAATTTACTCATCGTGGTTTCCTGGTTGCTTCAGCTGGCCGAATGGTCAGCAGGGCGCCCGGTGTGGGCGGCATGAATGGAATGCAGGGCCTCTCACCCGCTCGATGCTCCGCGCATTGCGTCGTGTCACTTAAGACCGAATCTGATTTGATCCCCGTTACAAAGCGACGGTGTTGACTGGGTTTTCTATCTGCCGTGGCTGGCCGTGACACAGCCCTTTGGACTCGGCACTCGAAACCCTTACGTTGGCATTCAGCGCTCTTGCCTGCAGTCCGCTGCACGACAAAATGGATGCGGGAACAGGAGTTGCACCTGCGACGTAGCGGGTATGAGCCGCCTGTTCTGCTAACTGAACTATCCCGCAGAAAAGGTACGGTGACGTGCCGGGTATTCCGGCATCGCCAGGGAATAACCCCCGTGACTTACTTAGTCGAACGTCACCATAGAGCGCTGCTCTTCCCAGCGTCGGCGGTTCATCACCGCGTATTGCACCATTGGAGTGATGACGCCTGGTTTAGCGGCCAACTCCTGATATAGAACATCCAACCCCTTCGCAAGTATTCTAGCACGCTATTGCGGGCGTTTGGTGACACGCGCGCCGTTGCGCCAGCCGTGCTCCTCACGCAACGCCCCAGGATAGCCAGCCCTCTTGGCGGCTTCCTCGGTAAGGTCTCGGCGCTTCACCTGCTTGGCTTCGTCGCCCCAGCGGCTCGCTGTGCGTCTATTGTCTTCGCTCATACAACCCTCGTAATAATGCCCTTGCTGATCTCTACCTGGATATGCTCCTGAGCAGGCTCCTCAGCGTACCTGTACTGGCGCCCGTCCTGAGACAGCACCCGCAGCTGCTCGCCGTCCCTGAAAGCTATGGCGTGCGCGGTGTGCATGTCAGCGCCGATGTACTTGGCTAAGGCGTCGCTCATACCTGGGTTCCGTGCAAGATGATTGCTATCTCGCGCAGCCACTGAGCCTGAGCCAGCAACGAGCCAACCCCAAGGAACCCAAGGCCAAGCGCGGCGATGGCGTACAAATGAATCAACACGTAGTGCAGGCGCTTCACAGGAACGCCAATTGAGCAAGCGGGTCGCCCGTAACTTTTCCCTTGAGCGTCAGGTCTTCTATGAGCGCGAACTCGGCGAACACTTTCTGCTCGACGCCGCGCGCATCCTTGCCGCTGCTCAGCAGCACGCGCCAGCGGTCGCCACCGTAAATCGGGATGCGTACGTAGTCGCCTGGGTTTGCCCATGCGCCCTCAGGCCATGGCTGCTGAGTGTCGCGGGTATGGAACGCCAGCGGCCCCAGAGCAATCACTTTGGCGATGCGGGTGTTGTCGCTTTCGGTCTCGACGGTGTCCTTGGTAAGGATCAGGCCTGACTTGGTGCGCGTTGCCGCGGCTTTGACTTGGATCAGCACCAGGCTGCCAAACGGCGTGACGCCCGGGTCGACAGCTGGGAACGCCTCGTCCAGTGTTTGCGCGAGGATCGATGGTCTTTTGATATTCGAGATACTGGTCACAGTTCGGTGTCCTTTGCTTCTGCATCAGTGAAAAATTCTATGGCGGCTTTCAGCATCATGTCCATGCCCTGATTCACCCCAATTCGCCTGCCAGCCTCATAAGCAATGTCCGGCACGTTCATTGGTGTCCAGCCGTTCAGCTTGGTGCTGTGAGCGAGCCGCTCCATGTGCTGTATCAGCTTCTGCTCAATGCCGCTAGCTTTCATGCTGACGATTGTATCGGCGCAAAAGATTCACTATGCTCACACTACCAAGGCTGCGGGGTCGACGGCTTGCCGAATCCTTTGTCCTTGGATTTAGCGTCGGCGTCGTTCGGCGCGGTGCCGGTGCGACGGTACTCCTGGCGCGGGCCGATCTGCTTGCTATCGGTTCCCTCGCTCTTTGGCCCGGTGTTGTTCTCGCGGTCGGATTTGTTGCTCATGATGATTCCTTGGATGCTGTGATCCCATTATACGTTACTTGGCGGCGCCGTCTTCTTTGCCGACTGCTTGTCCGTTCTTGATGTTGGTGTGCTTGCCAGCGGCCAGCTCCGCGCCCGCGATCTCCAGCGCCACCTCGTTGTCCTGAGCGGTAACGGTAAGCTTCGTCGCGTTTTCAGATTGAGCAACAGACTGCTTGGTCTGGTCAGAGTGCGCCGCAATTTGCTGTTTGGTTTGGTTGTTCAGCTGATTGTTCTGGGCATCCAGTTGGTCGCTTTGCTGGTCGGCAGTCATTTGCGCCTCTTGGGTCTTACCTTCAAGCGCGATTTCGGCGTTCTTGAGCGCGGCGTTCTGGGCATCAGTCTGAGCCTGCTGCTGCAGCTGCTGCTGCTTAAGCTGGGTGTCTGCCTGAACCTTCTGGAGTGCGACCTGGCTCGGGTCCATCGGCGGCGGCTGGCTGAACTGCTTCAGCATGGCCTGCGCTTTCGCGATAGCCGGTGGGAGCTTGCCAAACACCGCCATGCTCTGCGCATGGACATTGTTCGTTGCCGCGGCCAGCATGCCGTCGAACTTGGTCTGCACCTCGGCATCCTTTATGGTCATGAACTCAGATATGTCAGTACCCGCGGCCTCAGAGGCGATGCGGTGTATCTCAGTGCCGTACCAAAATAGCATGTGCTCCTTGACGTTCTGGAGTATGCCACCAATCGCCTGAGCTGCCATGAGGGGGTTTGCCCCGAATAGCGGGTCTTCAATGAACGACATATGCGATTGAATGTGCGCAAGGTGATCCTGGTCTGGGAACGCGGTAATGGGCTGCCCAAGGCTGGCGGCGATGTTTTCGTTGACCGCGTTGAGCGGCTTCGGTTCTGGCTTGGGCAGCAGGTACTGCTCCGGGTCGGTTAGCTTCATCATCTTGAGAATCGACTGCTCAACCTTGCGCTGGTCGTACAGCTGCGGGAACAGCTGCGCACGCTGCGCTACCGTCTGCACCTGGGCGATGCGCTGAAGCTCGCTGAATATCTCCGGGTCTGATACCGGTATCACATCATCCGGGGCGTCAAAGTCGGCCTTGAATACCATCTTTTCGCCGGTCTTGGATACGACGTCATCGTCCTCAAGGTAGGTGGCGTTGAGACGGTGCAGCACCTTCAGCAGCTTGCCCATCGCATTGTGGAGTCGGCTGTGGATGGCGCTGAACACCACCATCTGCTGCTCGATGCGCGCCATGATGGTCCCGACGGGAACATTGGCGTTATCGTTAGCCTCATCCAGCGTGGTCTTGACGACCTCGTGCCCGCTGTCGACCAGGAACTCAAGCAGCTGCAGAAGCACCGCACTGGTGGGGTTCGCGGGCGTCGGCATGAAGGTTTTGCGGATATCATCCTGCATGATCCCGCCGTCAATCTCCGCAGTCTGACCGGCGCTTACGGTGACAGATTGACCACCGACTGGACCTGACTTGAGCCTGACGCCGCCGGGAAAATTGTTGATGAGGGCTGAATCCAGAAGGGCGCGGAGCGCTCCTGTGGCAGCAGCCGCAATCCCTCCCAGTACTTGCGGCGCTCCAATGGGCATAGCACCGCGCCACGGCAAGAACGGCCACTCGATGATATGGACCAGGGCGTCCATGTTCTCGTCGTCCTCGTCCCAGTTTCGGTAGATGCTGAGGACACTGCGCGTCTCCTTGTCAATCGTAATCAGGTAAGGCGCCGGACCTATATCGTCGGCATCATCGAGGTCATCCACGCCGCGCTCGCTGTCAGGCACCACGTACTGCACGTCGAACTCAATGACAACCCGCTGACCGTCCTCGTTGTAGTTGGTCTGCGACTTTCCCTCGATGCGGTTGTTGGCCTGCTCAGCCTTCGTCTCATCCGGCTGAGTAACCAGCGCAATGGTGTCAACGTCACGGTAGATTCCCTTGCGCACCCGGTCTTGGAATGTGAACTCGTCCAGTTTCTGGATATGAGCCTTGCGCGGGCTTGAGTAAAAATCAGTCGCCGCAAACGGCAGCACGATCTCGTCAACCCACACCGCCTCATGCACGGGCGTCTTGCGCTTAACGTCCCACCAGAGCTTGGAGTACTGCACGCCGCCCATGGGCACCTGCGTCAGGATCTGCTCCATCTCGTAGCGCATGCTCGGCATGCCCTCGGTCATCTGCCAGTTGAGCCATCGCACCTTTCGCTTGGCTTTCTCTTCCTTTTTGTTGTCAGGCTCGCCGACGATCTTGTCCTTGCACGGTCCACCAGCGGGCCACAGTTCCTTGATCGCTCGCGCGCTGAAGTCTATGGCTACCTCCGCTACCAGCGGGTGAACTACCTTAGAAGCTCCATCGAAATTAGCGCCGCCAGGTGCATCCTGAGAAAACCCAGTTCGACGCAGCCCCTCGGCGTACTGCTTGTCGCGGTCTTCGCGCGCCTGAACATCCTTATCAAACAAGTCAAGAAGCTTGGTGCTGATGTCACGCAGCTGATCCTCTGGGATATCTTCGGCAAGGTTGACGTAGAACTCTTTGGCCTTAGCCACCTCACGGTTGTCATGCAGCGCCAGAATCGCTGAGCCGTCGTCTAGCTCTTTGGTGTCGGCGTCATCAGGCACCTTGCCCTGGCTACGCTCCGCGGCATCCGTGGCGATGTCGGTGTTTGGGTCGTCCTCGGGGGATTCGACGTCGAAGCTCTGCAGGATTTGGGATTCTGACGACATAGTTTAGCGGCTCAGTAGGTCTTGAATAGTTCCTTGATCCAGTTCCATAACCGGATCAGCCAACCTTTAAACCAGTCGGCTCGCTGGGCACGACCGTGTTGGTGAACGTCGCCTCGTTGGAGGGTCCAGAAGTTCCGGCGCTGTCGGTAGCGGTCACCTCAACGAAGTACTTCTGGTTCGCGGCAGGCACGAAGCCCAGCTCGGCAAAGGTCACGATAATCAAACCAGCCACCGGGGCTATGTTCGCCTGGATGGGGTACGCTTTCACGGGCGGGTTGACGGTGTCGATCAGGGCGGTGTAGGTCACCGGCAGGGTCAACGCGCTTCCGTCGGCGTTGGTCGTGACTGCGTTAAAGCTTAGTTCGGTTGCCATAGTTACTCGGCGTACGGGTTGGTGATGATGCGCTTGTCGGGCTGCCGGTCCTCGTGGATGCCGGTGCCGCCTTTAGCTTTCTTGGCTTTTTGCTCTAGGTGGTGCAGCCAGTACCAGTCGATCACGCGCAACCCCTGCGTCGCGGTGTCGTACAAGTCGTCGTGAACCACTGAACCTTCGCCGCTGTAGCTGCACAGCTGCTCCACCAATGGCTCGGCCCAGCTCCTGAACTTGGGGTTGCCGTTCTTGTCCGGGGTGGGCGAATCGGGTACCCATAGGATACCATCTTTGATGATTGGGCTGATGAAATGGCCCCGGCTGAGCTTGTCCGCGTTCCCCGGGTTAAACTCCACGCTGTTGATCTCGGCCTTCATCAGCGTTTGACGCAGGCTCTTGCCGCTGGCCTTGCCCTCGATAACGATCAGGTCAATGGCCCTCCCCCCCATCTTGGGCGGTGCCATGCGCCTGTACGCCTTGGGCACGTTGCTTGGGGTGATGACGGGCTTGGCGCTCAGGTTCCTGCCGTAGCGGATCTTGTCCGGGTCTGACTCGTTCTTGACCTTGTCCACCAGGTCCGGAAAACCAAGGTGCTCGGCCCAGCAATCCAGCAGAATAATCCCCGGCTTCTCGATCTTTTCCCCGCTGGGCAGCGTACGCTCGTACTTAAAGCACCCCCAGACGCTGCACGCGCTCGGGTCGGTGGTCTGCTTTTTCTTGTCGTGGTCGGACTCGCTAAACGCGGTATCCAGGCTCATCACGATAAAATGGAACTCAGGCAGCGGCTTGTTGGCGGGCCAATGGCGCAGCCAGCTGCGGCTGATGATGCCGCCTTCCTCGGCGTCAATCAGCTCCGCGTAGACCTCCTGCCGTCCGATCTTGGTGCCGTCGTACTTGAGGATTCGGCGCGCGAACTCAGGGGACAGGTTCGAGGTGTTGACGTGCGTGCTAGCGGACGTCATAACGCTGTCTTCATCCGCCACCAGGCGCTTCACCAGTGGCCGGTTCTTGGGCGTCGTGGTCACCAGGATGCGGGTGTCTTGACCTAACCGGATGGACATCACCATCGTGTCCCACACCTCTTCGGGATCAGCCTTGCCGCCCTCACCCCAGGCCGCTACCTCGTCACACCAGGCGCCATGCCACTGCGGGCCTCGGGTACGCTCGAACGCCTCAGCAGCGATCCCGCCAATCAGCGCGCCGTTATGCAGCACGATCTCAGGAGCGGGCGTTTTGTGGTAGTACTTGATAAGGCTGGGCGGTATCACGCGTAGCAACCCAGAGTCGCCCTCAAAGCACACCGCCCTCAAGTCTGCTTTCGTTGGCGCGACTACCAGGTGACGGTGACCCTTCTCGCCCATGGCGCAGCGCATGCCAGACCACTCGGCGCCTACGCGGGTCTTGCCGCTGCCTCTCCCGGCCAGGATTACCCAGTTGGACCATTGCCCGTCGGGAACAACCTGGAAAGCGTGACGCGCGTCAACCCAGCGGCACATCCACGCCAGACGTTCGACCTCGAAGTCGTCAAGAGAGCGAAGCGCTGCTGCAGTTTGAGCTTTCGTAAAGCCCTGCCGAAGGCCGATCTCCAGTATGTCAGATGGTTGTGGCACCCATTTCGGTCTCGCGGCGCTCAGAGGCCCTCAGGCGGTTGTAGGTCATTTCTTGATCTACCACGTATCACGCGACGTCAGGTAGTTACTAGGGCACTCGGATACCACCCAGCCGTGCTTGGGGCAGTCAGGCTCAGGATGCCCACGCTCGATGCAGCCGTAGCCGCAGGCGTGGCTGGCGATGCGCTCCGGGTCGGGCGCGTGCGTGGGAGTGGCTGAGGGTGTTTTAGTGTTGTATAACACCCCATCACTTTGCAACGTCGCTTTTACTTTAGGTTTCCCATGCTCTACTCCGTCACTCGATGTTGCTGGCTGATGCATTGCAAGTTCAGCGGCGCGCGCCATTGATTCTATTGCCATCCAATATCCGCATGCAGCGTCACCAGCTATTTTGTAAGGGCGCTCTTTCGCAAGAGAGATCAAATACGCCGTAAACGCTTCGAACCTATCCACGATTTACCCGTCACCCTGTGTTGCTGTGAACTCTGGCGATTCAATGCGCCGCTCAATTCCGTCACTCGGAGCGGACCCTGCGCGGCCATGCTGGCATTGCCAAAGAACTTCCCTGAGAGCTGTTTCGAGCTTCAAAATATATGCTGAGACCTCAAGGGGGACGCCCATTTCTTGCAACTTCTTTTTAGTCATAATGCTTGCCGTTGCTACCGGCAATGCTTCCTCGGCGGTCGGCATCGGTGGCGGGTCGGCGTCAGTCACCATGGGGCACCTCTTTTATGGAAGTGAAGTCAGGCCGGAATTGCACCGGCTTCCCATGTCGGGGCAGCATGGAGGACACGACGCCTCCACTTTTCGCCGCCATCCCCGGTGACAAAACGGGTAGAACCGGCTTTTCCCAGTCCACCATACGGTGGCAATCGGGATGCTGTCGGCTGGCCGGATATTCCTGGCGCGCCACTGTCCGCGCTGCTGACTTCATATTCATTGAGCTGGCTGATTGTGGTGCTTGACGTTCATTTCAAATCTTCTCACCATCGAAATGTGCAAACCGGGTATCTCCGGCATCCATCACAATCAAGCTGCCGCGCACCAGCCCCTTCGCCTGCTGCACATTCTCCCAAATGTGCAAAGTACCATTTTCGGTATCTACGACCAGTGGCCTGCCTCGCGCCGCAACAAAATGCTCAATTGTCTCGTGGGTTTCGGTCAGATTTTTTTGGGAAAAACCATACCCGGCTTCGTCAATTGCCTGCTCAAACTGTGTCACTTCGGCCATCTGCGCTGATCCTTAAGAATAATCTAACCAGTGCTGATAGTGTAGATGACTCCCTTAAGGATGTCAAGGGGGTTAAGTATATAATTCCCAGATTTTTGTAATCTTCGCTCATGGGTATCCCGTTGGCCCAGACTGCGCGCTGTTGATCCCCGGGCTGTACCACATCTCATTCATCATCTGCTCCCAGTCGGGCTTGCTTACGCCACAGAAGGCGCAGTGATGGGTCTTGTCGGCCAAGCCCTTGATCCAGCCGTGATCCTCGGCGCCGCGGCTGCCAATGCAGTTCCTCTGCCTAAGGCGTATTACCGGGGATACCTCGTCCGCCATCAATAGCCCCAGTCCCAGTTCAGATATTTGTCTTCGGCGGCTCGACGCTCTAGCAAGGGATCTGGTTTTGACTCTTTCTCGCAAGATTCCAGAAAAGCCTGACACTTGAGGTATGCATCAAAGCTCGGGTAAATCTGCCCATCGTCCCACACAGCCAGGCACGCGCCATGTATGCACCTCATCAGCCCCGGGAACTTATTGAAACGCACCCACGCGTGCATATGGTTTGCACGAGGATTGGTTTGGCACCAATAGCGATGCTCCGTGCCCCACTCCTTGGCGCCGCAATCGCATTCAAACTTGGGGTCTACGGGCTTGATGGCTCCTGGCTCGGAGTATACGGGCTTTAAATCTACGGCGTTACCTGGGACATCACCCGGAACAAATGGCGCGCACAAGCCGCTAACGGTATTGCGCTCGATTTCCTGCTCTCCCATCTTGCGCTCGATCCAGTCGGCCTCCATGCTCAAAAATCTTGGGCTTGCAGGAGTTTTGCTTTCGGCGTATTTGCGCAATCTTTTCATTACCACCAAAAGGATCTCTCGGTCTGTCATAGCTCACCAAACGCCGCAAGCATCAATAGCCCGCCAAAGTAGATAATTGCACCCGCCAGCGCGAACGAAACGCAGGTCAGCATCATCACGTACCAGGAGTACTTCATGGGTTCTCTTCGCGGTAAGTGGTGTGCTGGATCTTTTTCACGGTTTCCAGCCAATACTCGAAGTCTTTATCGGTCGAGTACCAGTAAATTGGGTCTTGATCAAACTCGAATCTAAGATCCCGGTACTGATTTTTAGTTAAGCTGAAAATCTTCTCATCCACAATCCTAATCATGCTGTCTCTCCTGTGTGCTGCTCATAATCCTGAAGCGTCAATAGTGCCACATTAGGGGCGTTGTCGACAACCAGCTGCATGTATGCGCGCGGGCCTTCCTTGATTTGCGCGACGCCGTAACTGCGTACGCCATCGATGTACAGCCGGGTGCGGATGTGCGCGACCCTCCACGCGTCCTTATACATCTCGACCTTGTCAACATGGCGCCAGTACAGCTTAGGCTTGTACGAGATCTTGCCTACGCTTCGGCGTGCCATTTCTAACGTGGCGATCATTTTGCAGCTCAGCTCGTGCTCGCCGTTGTTGCCCTGGTACCAGCCAAATGCGGCGTCATACGTTGGCGCGCTGTGACGCAAGGTGACGTACTCACGGCTGCCGGTGCGCGGCTTTTCCTTGCTGCCGTCGGCGTACCGGCCCGGGTAACCCATAACGCAGTCGAAGCTTCCCGCGGCGAAGTCTATGACATCCTGAAGTATCATTGAATCTCTTTGATTGCCAGCTGGTTGATTGCATCTAGCACCGCGTGAACGTCCGCGCGCACCATCTTGCCACGCGCCGCCGTAGGAATAGCCTGCCAGACGTTCTCAACCGGGCCGTGAACTATGGACCGAAACGGGTCCAGCATCAGCGTGTCGATTTTTTGGTTGAGTTTCTCGATGATTTCCCGGTACGTTATCCCGTTGAAGTTGACCGCCTCCCAGAACAACCGTCCGGCCTCATCCGGCGGGGCACGGTGCAGCGTGATGCCGCCGTTCTGGTCGATCTCAACGACAGGGCCGTCCGGCCTTTCCTCGATGCGCAAGGATGGGCCGGACTCCTTCTGATGGCACTTTACCTGGGTCATTTCAGGAAATGGATAGCCAGGTGCTGATGAACTCTGCCAAGCAGCGTGTTGAGATCTTCACCCTCCGCGTCTAAAACTTCCACGAGCAGCTCACAGCTATCGTCTACCGCACGCTCCAGGCGCGCGATTTCGTGATACAGCTGGTTGATAAGCTGTGAGGTGCGGACGTCGAGCTTGCTCTCGCTTAATTTTGGGTCGCCGTTGGTGTCTCGCGGGTCATCTTGCGTGTAATTAAAATCTTGAGTGTAATTAAACATCTGACATTCTCCTCAAATTGTGATCCGCGAGCGCGGGAACACCGTGGATTATACAGGTAAATTCCTCAGGGGTTACTGACTCTATCGGAATCGTAACGCCGACTTTGTCGGACTTAGATTTCTTCGACGGGACAATAAAGTTGGGCGAGTTTTTGCGCCACGGATGATGCAAGCTATTCATTAATTTCCTTCCTTACCTTTTTCACGATCTTGGTCTTGCCAGTTTTTTTCGCGCTCTTGACAGGAGCGGTTTTTTCATGAGATTCTGGTCGTTTTACCTCCTTGTTTGCGCCCTTAAGATCGGGGTCCGTCATCATACCCTGAAGCAGCGCGTTCAGCAGCGTCTTGGATGACGCGTCCTCGGTCTTTATTGGCGCGCCGTCTGGGTCGCCGGACACCTGCTGCTTCGCCGCCCACTTCGAGCGGTTGTGATACTTCAGCCAATTTGTCGCGGCCTTCTCGTCCCCGGCGATTCCCTGGTAGTACAGGCTCCGTGACAGGCTCGCGTGGCACAGCTGGTACGCTGTCGCGATCTCGACCTTGAACAGCTCCTGAAGCCTCTCCTTCGATATCCCGACGACCGCGGCCACGTCCTCGTTGCTGAGGCCGGACGCTGACAGGTCGAATACGATTTTGCGGTGCAGGTCCGTGACCAGATCCTTGAGCGGGGTCCAGCCCTTCATGTCCATCTGCAGGTCGCGCTTTCCACCCAGAGCTATGAACCGCTGATGCCGCTGGTTCAGCTCCTCCACGTAACTGATCGGGGCGCTTGAACTGGTTGAATCGTTGCCAGGGGTGTTGTCGCTTGCCATGAAGGCTAGCCTTATGCTGATGAGGGAGCGCCATTATAGCACGTTGATCCAGCTCAATATCTTGCTGTTCATTGCGGCGTGAACACGTAGTATCCACGCGATGCCGTCGCCTCATAACAATAGTTGTCACAATTTTAAAACCCCTCGTCCAACACGGTGCGGGCAATCCCCAGTTCCAGGGTGCCGTACTTACTGCCGATAGCCACGTAACTGCCGTCGCGGCGGCGTGAGTACTCCTTGACAAAAACGCGATTGGAGTTGCCGTTGGCGTCGATCCGTTGCCAGGTCACGCGGTGCCCGGTCGTGCTGACCGCGATGATTTCTCCGCCGTAGCTGTCGCTGCCGATGTGGTGCGTGGCGGGCATACCGACGTGGGGCTTTAGGTCTGCCTGCGCGCAAACCTCAATAGTCTCCGGTCCCGACAGGCTACGCTTTCGAGCGAAAAACCTGGGCAGATATCGCCAAATGATGGCGCTCATGGTGACGCCTCTTCAAACGCGTCGATCTGCCGTGCCATGGCGCGCTCAGAGGCTACCTGGCGGGCGATGCGCCGGACGCTGGTCTCTATAGCCTCGCGGAACTTGTGCGGCTCCTTGGCGGCTATGGCGCTGTGAGGGACGCAGTAATGCTTGTTTCTCACCTGGTACACCGGTCGAGCCTGGCAAGGCGCCCCGCGGCGCTTTCCCGAAAGCTGAACGCCCGCGCACTCCTTAGGTAACATCTGGCACCTCGATCTCGTACACTACCTCGCTGGCGGGTTTTATGATTTTTTCAAGATTTTTCATGGCCGCTTCAAGTGTACCAAAGCCGGTCAGGTAAAGCGGCTTCGGGCTTAGTTTGTAAATGTTAAACATAACCATCGATGGGTCTACGCTGTTGTTTTCTTTTCTGATCTGATATTTCACTTCATTTTCCTTTGGTTTGGCCGGTACCCAGCCCCGGCGTTGGGCGTACTCAAGACCCCAGAATCCAGGGTCGCTTATCATGACGGCATCAGGTTTAGGTGCTGCAGCAGCGCGATGCGGTCGCGGCTCATGCGGTTGAGCCAAAAAAATTTGGCAGCTTCACCGTGCAGCGGCATGGTGCCGTGGTTGGGCGATTGCTTCGCCTGCTGTATCGCGTCGTCAATGTCGCCCTCGAAGACCACGCCCATGTATTGGTCGTCGTGACTCAAGGGACGAACGTCGCCGTGGAACTTCATGATTTCATCTCCAGTCAGTTTTCGATGTGCGTACCTTACGCGCCCTGATTGGCTGTGTCAACACTTTTTCTCAGGCTCACTATCAGCTGCACCGCGTTCCCGGCTTGAATCCTAACCGCCGGGTCGCAGTGATAGGATTTCATGGACTGCAGCACCGCGTCCGTAAGCCTAGCCAGCTGGTTAAGAACCTTGTCGGCTTGCTCGAATAGCTTTTTGGGGTCGATCTCTGGAACCGGGTCCATTGGATTACCTTCTGTCCTTTTTCAGCGTGCTTCCGTTTTTGAGTATCGAGTATAACGTGGTCAATGACACGCCAAGTTCAGATGCGACCTTTTTGGGCATACCGATGCGCCTGCGCTCGGCTCGCCAACGGGTGACGGCGTCGTCCACTTTACCTAGCTTGCGGCGCTCCGCGTCCCAGGCCTGCACCTTGGCAATTACGTCTGGTCCGGCCTTGTAGGCGTACCTCATCGCAACACCACGCTCCCTATGACAACCCACATTATAATAATACCGAAAACCGACAAGGCGACTACCCATTCTGCAGGGCGCATGTAATCGATGATGTCTTTGTTTTTCATTTTTCATCCTTCACTTGCTTAGGGATTTTCAATCCATTGACGCAAATCTTGGCCGCTGCCAGCGCCGCCGCATATTGTTTGGCGTACAGCGTCGACGGCTTGTGGGTTTTCTTAACCGCTGCCACAAGCTGCGCTCTAGTGCCGCTAAAGCATCCGGTCGAGTAGCGTACCGACAGCTTTGAATCGGCGTGCACCGTAAGGTACGCGCGGCGCGATCCAATAGGTCCAATAAGCAGCAAATCCGCATTGCCGTAGACCCGCGCATTGCCGTAGACGCACGCATTGCCGTAGACCTGCGCATCGCCGCAGACCTGCGCATCGCCGTAGACCTGCGCATCGCCGCAGACCTGCGCATCGCCGTAGACCCCCGCATCGCCGTAGACCTGCGCATCGCCGTAGACCTGCGCATCGCCGCAGACCTGCGCATTGCCGTAGACCTGCGCATTGCCGTAGACCTGCGCATCGCCGCAGACCTGCGCATCGCCGTAGACCCGCGCATTGCCGTAGACGCACGCATTGCCGTAGACCTGCGCATCGCCGCAGACCTGCGCATCGCCGTAGACCTGCGCATCGCCGCAGACCTGCGCATCGCCGTAGACCCGCGCATCGCCGTAGACCCACGCATCGCCGTAGACCCACGCATTGCCGCAGACCTGCTCCAGGTTATTTTCGCTTTGAATCCATCCGCCAACGGTACCCACCGCGATAGCGCCAAAGGCGGTTACCGCGCGAATACGTTTCAGCGTGATGCCGTTAAAATCTTTCGTCTCACCAGTAAATTCGTATTTCATGTGTTTGTCTCATTTTCCTTTGATGTATTATCGTTTGCGCTCGCAAGTACGCTCAACACCCGGCATCCAAACGGCGCGGCTATAGGCGCGACCGTTGGCAAAAAAATGTATTTTTTCATAATTTCACCCCGTCGTTGTTTACTCTCACAAACTCGTAGCCCAGTTTCTTCAGCTGGTCGCGAGCCTTGTTGGTGAAGGTTTTGACCCCCAGCAGGTCGGCCAAGTCATGCGCGACCTGGTTGGCGGGGTACACCATCAGGTTGCCGTAGACGTTCTTGACGCTCACCTGCACAACTTTGGCGGCAAGTTCGGCTTCAAGGGCTTGCTGTAGTTCTTCGATTCGGTTCTGGTCGCTCATCTCATTCTCCAGTTGGTTTGATCAGTGGGTGTATCATTGCACACCCCCATGATCCTTGCAAGCTTTTTTTCAATCCATCCTGCTGCCCGTGCTGGCCTCGATCCCGTTATCGCGCAGAATCTTGGCAAACGCCTCAGCAAACGCCTCTTTCCGGCCCATCGACTGCTCACCGTAGCTCACCCAGTACTGCAGCCCGGGGCCGTACGCCTTGCGGAAGTAGCCTTCCTTTTTGACCCAGCGAGCGAAGGCGGTGGTGCCTTTGATGTTCACCCAGGCAAATCCGCACGGCTCGAAAGGGGCGGACGGCACCGCACCCGGGAGAGTCCTTCCCAGAACGTCTGTCTCGATAACGCGCATGGTATCGACTTGGGCGGCGTCAGCGGCTGATACACCGGCAGCGTACGCATGATTAAAAATTTCTTTGAAAAAATTAACCTGATCCTGATTTGTCATGTCCGTCTCCAGTGGTTACCTGGGACGGATCATGGCACGCCCAAGTAGCAGGGTCAACTGCTATATGCTACGGGCGGCAAACTGGTCAGGTAGGCCTTTACCTGAAGCGGGAAGCCGTCGCACGGGTCGCCGTTGGTGTTCTTCAGCAGGTTGTTGTTCGCCGAGCCGGTGACGCAGAACGCCCAGGCGGCGGTGCTGATGCCGTTTGCCTTGGCAAACGCCAGCGCCCCGGCCACGAAGTTATCCGGCGGGCTGCCCGCGCTGTTCTGACCACCGTATTCGGTGATGAACACAGGGTACCCAGCGGCCAGGATGTTTTGCGCCCACTCGTAACACGTACCGGTGACGCCGGATGTCGCGCTCTGTGACCCTGGCGCGCCAAAGTTACCGAGAGCGTACGCCGCGGAGTTGAACGGCTGCCCGTTGTCCGGGTAAAAATGCCAGTCGGCGAATATGTTGTTCAATGGGTCGGTGGGCTTGTACTTAAGCCACGCGGACAAGTCTTGCGCCCAGTTGCGGTCTGATACCGATATCGGCCCAGTGAACCCGGCGTTCCGTATCGCGTTGATTTTTGTCTGGAACCCGCACACCTCCCAGGTCTCGGTGATGGTGTAATCCGCCCCGGCGTCGGTGTTATTGATGAACCGCGCGCAGGTGCCGCCGTCCCGCTGGCAAACTCCTACGTCCGCCGGAACCGTCGGACCAAAGCCGTCCAGGTCAGGCTCGTTGAAGCAGCCCATCAAAAGGTTCTTGAAATTCTTGTATCGCTGCGCGAGCTGAGCCGCCGCGGGCGCACTTGTTTGCGCGTCGGAAAACTGCCCCTGCCCCTCGGGAGCAAGAAACGCCCCATTGGGGTAGCCAGGAATGGTCTTCAGAAACGGCGCGTTCCAGTGCTCCTCCAACTCGATGTACAGACCGGCGGCGGTGTACGTCATCATCATCTGGTCCATGATGCTGAAGTAAATGCCTGCAGGGTCGGCGGGTATGATTTTCTTGCCGGTGCCGTCGACGCACACCGTTCCAAGCACGCTTGAGCTGTTGTACGGCACGCGCACAAAGTTGACGTTCCACAGTTTCAAAAGCGCAACCGGCGGCAGACCGGGGAATCCTGAATCACCCCAATAATTCGAGCCGTCCCAGCCCTGGATCGCGGTGTTCTCTAAGCCCGTAAGGTTCACGCCATTCAGCACCACGACGTTGCCGTTGCCGTCGACAAAATCCTTGCCCTTGACAGTAATCGACTTCATGCCAGCGGGCGGCGTCAGCGGCGTAATCGTGCGCGCCGGGACGCTGGTGCTCGGCGTCAATCCGCTGCCCGGGATGACCGGCGGCGTTGTTACAGGAGGCGTCGTGACCGGCGGCGGCGCAGCCACTGCGGTCACCGCAAACAGGCTGTTATCGAATGCCGTGGTGGTCGCGTTCAAAACCGCGATGTTGCCGGTTACCGCGCCCGCGGGGACGGTGGCTACTAGTTGCGAATCCGAGACGATCTTGGTAGGCGGGAAAGTCAATCCGCCGATCTTGACGCCCGTGGCACCCGTAAATCCGGTGCCGTTAATGACGAACTGCGTGCCGATGCCGCCCGTATTTGGTGAAAATCCCGATATAGTAAGCGGGTTTGGCTTCGGAACCGTGGCGCCCTGCAGCGTAACGGGCTGCCCGGCGTTCAATGCGGCCAGGTCGGCGGCGCCAATTGTAATCGTCATCAAATTCCCCTTGTGATACAATGGTACTCGCTGCAGCATCCCACCTGAGACGCCGCCAGTCGAGCGGTACGAATAACCCGGGCCATTTCCCCATGGACCCGGGTTTTCTTTTATCCCCATCAGACCCATTGCAACAAAAAGCACCACAGCGCGGCCTGGGGATTGCCCGTAAACCAAAGACAGACAGCGATCACGCGCAGCATCAGCGCCGCCGCATCAGTCGCTCGGGCTGCTCCAGCTCCAGCGGCATGGATTCGAGCACAATTTCCTCGATCAGCAACGGATCGCGCAACGGAATAAACCGCTGCCGGGTTTGCATCTTGATGTTACCCGGTAACCGGCTAATCTTCCATGTGCTGTATATCACCTCATTTTTCATGATCTAATCCTCGTTGAATGCGTCCACGATGTACCACACTACGTACCCTAACGCGACCAGGGTTGCAATGCAAGCCAATCGTGAAACGCACCACCACTCCCAGGAGTCCTGGGGCCACTCAGGCACCTTCGTATACCGGCTTGATGTATTCCTCGTCGGAGCCTTCCAGGTCCATGGTCAGCTCGGGGTAGCCCAATTCTTCGAGCGCCTGCCGCGCCTCGTCGCCCCAGAGCGTCTTTATTTTTCCCCGGCCATTGGCGGCGGCGTCCGTCACAATCGCCACGCCTAGAGCCTCTACGTCGGTTCTATCACCGAATACGGTGCCGAACAAAAGCTCTTCCAGCGTACCGGCTTTGCGCACCGGATGAGGGCGCAGCTCCAGTCGACGGCGCGGCGCAAAATTCGGATTGTTTGAGACTGGAGTCAATTCGAGCAGAAAACCCTTTTCACCGGTTTTCAGTGGGTGCCGGGCGTCGCCCGCAAATTTCCCGTCATACAGCGTCTGAATATGTTGCTCAATCGTAATCATTATGCTTTGTCCTTGTAGCCCAGATCTTTTGAATGCTCAGCGCAAAGTGTCTTGTACCAGCGCCCTTTTATCATCAGCAGCCCTCGTTTGCCGCACATCTCACAGGTGTGACCGCTGTCGGTGCATGCCTGGTTGACGGCATCCTCGAACGCCTCCCATTGCGCGTCTGTGCCCGGTTCACCAGGGTAGTAGTAGAACCTCAGGCGACCAAACTTTTCCTTCACCTGCTCGACCGTGCCGCCAAGCTCCGTGCATCTCTTGATGAGCGGCGCTATTAGTCTCTCCCAGCCGGTTCCGCACTCTCGGAAAATCTTATGGTTGTCGTTGCTCACTAGGAATTGGCTTCCACTCTTTCACCGGCCACAATTGGTAATCATACTTGTCGTAGGTAGCGATCCTAACTTTTCCGTCAAGCATCTCCACGAGCACCCGCTGACCTTGCGAGGGTTGTTCTTTGAGGATGTCGATTGCTCCGTTCATATCGTATTGTAGCATTCAGATCTCCATGTATTTTGACAAATCAATCCTTGGCCTCTCTTTTGGCTTCGCGCCGTGAACCTCAACCTTCAAACCCATACCGGTCATCCGCTCGACGGTTGCGCCCAGGTTTTTTGCCTCAAGAAACACCTCGGCCTGCAATCCGGCGGGAACTCCAAGCATGACGCACATCTCGTGCTTTCCTTTGTCGGTCATTCCCTTGAACATCCAGCCGCCGTTTCTCTCGATATAGATGACGTCGGTCAAAATTTGCTCCTGGCCTGCCACAGATCCAGCATCGCACGGAATGCGCGCCATGCGTACTCTTTATCTTCGCGGTCCCATTCCTTGATGGTGAACATCCCAGGCTTAGTCGAGGACGCGAAGATGTTAATGAGCCGCGACGGAACGACCGGAAAATCCAACCCCACAGCATAGGCGCACAGCTGGCTGCAATGCTCAGGGTAGGCCAGTTTCTTGTCGGCATCCTTGAAATCTTTGAACTTGTAGTCCAGCACCACCGGAGGAAGCGTCTCATGCGTACCATGCAAGTCGACCTTGCCGCCAAACTTTAGCTCAGGATGCGCGAAACTTTTCTCGGTGTGCCACCGGTAGCCCGGGAAGTTGTCCCAGATCCACTGCAGCAGCGGCAGCACGTACTCGGCACCCTCAGCGCTGGCGTCGCACGTCAGCAGTCCGATCTCCATGGACTTCTCCATCAGCCCGTGCAGGTAGGTGCCGCGCTCTGCGGCCTTGTACACCTGCTGCTTGGAGTCTTCGAGCGCACGCTTGATGAACTGCGTGTCGTCCTCGCCCGCGAGGCGCGGCAGCGTCAGGCACGCCATCATGCCTTGTTGTACCAACCAATTCGTCAAGGCTGGCTTGGCCTCAACCTTGGCGATGGTTGTCACGCTGGGAAAAAAATTCAGTTTGCGGGCGTCGGCCAGGGTGGTGTTCCTGACTTTGCCGTTAGCGCCAACGACGGTGTATCGAGGCTCGCCTGTCTTGGCGCAATACCAGTGTCCAGCAGAATCAGCAAAGTCATTCTTAGTCGCAATAATCGTTGTCATGCCGCACCCTTCTGTAAGCCTTTCGGCACGTCGTCCCCGTCGAGCAGGATCTTGTAGTATCTCTTGCTCTGCGAGTGCCAAAGCACCACACCCTCGGGGCGTTGATACCCCGGCGCGGCGACGCTGCCGTTCGCTCTCAAGCTTTCGACCACACCCTCTATCTTGTCGGGGGTGAAATACCCTAGCAGCGGCACAACTCGGCAGCATCCTGGCGGAAGGTTGCCTTCACTCCAACGTTTTACGTTGAACAAACTGAAGCGCTTCTCGGGCACACCGTAGCCGCGTTGAATGCCATAGCCCCACCACTCACCGTAATGGTACCCAGGCCCAAGCTTCGTCAACTCGTCAGCGTGATCGCTTACCCACTGCGCGAAACCGTAGTTGTCGTTCTTCGGTTTGATGCTGGCGGGCGTGATGAATCTCTGACGCGACTGAGCCAACAGCACATGAGGCCCATTGTCGTTGCCGTGCTGGTCGACCAGGTTGCGCGTCGCAATGACCACAGGCTCGACGCCGGGAACATCCTCGTTCTTCTCAGCTGACACCCACACGACGGCGGCGTTGGTGCCGTCAAGCTTCTCGGTCACCGCGATCTCGCGACGATAGCGGGGGATCTTCGGCCACTCGCGGAACTCGATCATTCTTGCGCCTCGGTGAAATAGATGCGGCGAAGCTCATCGCACACATCGGACGGGGGTTGACTATCGAAGCCAACACTGCTTAGTGCGTTGTCAATGCTGTCGGCGTGCTTGCGGCGCGTCGTTACCGGATTACCACCGATCATTCCCAGAATGTCGGCCAGCGTCTGCGCCTCGGCATCGGTTAGAATCAGCGTAACCTGTTTGATCGGTTTTACCGGCGCATAGGGAATCTCAATAACTGTTGCTTTTGCCATATTAACCTCCGGCAAGTGTTAATTCTAGAATCTCTAGAACTTCATGTGTCAAAAAAACGTAATCTCCATCTACCTTCGTATAAAAATGCGCCAATAGCAAGTGCTGCACCTGGCGGCTAAATATTCGGTCCCAAATCTTGCGCGGTATTCGCTGCTCCTTGCGAAACTGCTTCAGCGCGTTCACCACCCTCATCGCCTCAATGTAGCAGTCAAGCGCCGGGTGCCGTGAGTGCATCATATCCCCAGATAGCTGGTGATTATCTGCCACGCCTGCTCAGCGCCAAATGCGACCTCGGCCTTGCGTCCGCATTTTCGCAGTCGCTCCAACCATTCTCGTTGCTTGGCTGATACGTCACTCGGCACGCCATCAGCTCGCTTGAATTCGATATGCAGTCCCGTGAATCCCTTGGCCGGTAGAACGCACTCGACATCAGGTACTCCCGCTTTAACACCCTCTGCTTGTCGGCGTGCCCCAGCAAGCATTGCGCGGCGCCCTCCAGCTGTGCCTCCGTTAGGAACGGCGAAACAATAGTCGGTGAGCGTTCCGTCACGGTACGGAAAGCGCGCAAGGCGTCGGAAAAATTCAACTTGCTCGTCGTGCTCGGCGTACTTAGGCATTTTTCTTCAGGCGCCCGATGTCCGCCTGCGATATGGCTTTCTCCGACAGGAGCCCGCTCAGTATCACCGCGATCTCCTGTGGGTCTGCCGTTATCTCGTGGTCCGCTATCTCTTGTCGTATCCAAGGTTTAATCTCCGCGCCGCCGGGGCGTATCCCAATGTCATTCAGTTGCGCAACGACGACGCAATAAGTTTGCGTCAACCTAGGTTGTTTCGATATCCACGCCATGTTTGCTTGTGTTCTCGACGGGAACTTGTCCCAGCCATTTGTTGGTTTGCTCTAGCAGGTACGCCTCGGTGCCAAACCGCGCCTCAAACTCTGCCTTACTTTCCGCCAGCGACGGACCATAAAACTCGCGCATCAGCTGCGGCGTCATGTTGCTATCCGGAACCGCCCTATGATACCAGGGGCTGAGCGGGATCGTGCTCATATGCCCCAGGCGTCGACCGCCGCTGGTGATGTGATGCACGTCAGCGTCCTTGTACGCACCAAAGCACAAGCGGGTCACGATGCAGCCCATGCGAGACAATTTCTCCATGCGCTCGGATTCAGCTTTAGTTGGCGGTTTCTTGGACACGAGCATTTCCCCAAAGTTGTTTGATTTTCGCCCACGCAACACCGAGCCATTGGTTGCACAATCTGCAGCTGGCAACGTTTCTCTTCATGTCAGCAGGGTTGGCTGTTCTAAGCACGTTTCCTACCGGGTAGCGGTGATCGAGCGTAACACTCTCAAGCGTCATCTGGCAGCCGCAATAATAGCACTTGCCGTTTTGCTCGTAATACGCCAAAGTTCGCCGCCTGCGTATACCCTCGGTGCGTGTTCGTCGTCTCACTAGACATCCCAGGGGTTTGATCCGTATGGCTGCGGCTCGACTTTAAACGCGCCAGGATTCATCAGGTGCGCCGGTATCTCTTCGCTCATACCAGTCGGAGGGTACGACGAATCCGGCAGGTAATGCGTCGGCTCCGTCGCAAATTGATCGATGTGGAACTGCCGGTGCTTCCGGTAAAAGTAAGCCGTCTGCTCGCCAACCGTGCCGCGCGTACGTTGCTTAAGTGTATAAAATAACATAGCGCTGATATCCTCAAAGCCAGCGACCTGAGGCCCACGGCGAACAAAAAACACGTTAAAAGCCAGACGCCCAAGATCAGAGGAACCCGCCACGTCCCAGGTGTTTGGAGCCTGATCCGCAGCAATCGGCTTCCGGGGATGCGCGACAAGATGGATGTGGACGCCTTTTGCTCTCGCAGTGGCAGACACCATGTTAGCGAACTTGCGCTGCGCTTCGTAGTCGCCGCTGTCGATATCCAGGGCCATGAGTGAATCAATGATGGCATGCTTGCAACCGTGTTTCTCAGCCAGTTCTCGTACCGTTGCGAATATCTTGCGATGCTCCGCGACGCCGATCATACCCCAAACCTTGAGCTTGTCGCCATAGGTATCCAAGAACGCGGTCACATGCTCCTCAGTAGGCGTCTCCACGCCCGCCGCGGTACCGGCCATCTCGATGATGTACCAGGTAGGGTCTTGTTCCAAGGTCGCCACAAAAACGCACTCGCCATTCTTCATGCACTTAAGAAAATGCAGGCACATCTGCCTCAAGAACGTGGTCTTGCCGTTGCCCGGGTACCCGGACCATATGCTCCATTCGCCCCGGAATATGCGGACATGATCCCCGGCGGGGTCTATGGGAAGCGTGTCAAAGTCGGCCATGTACGCCTTGTACTTTGCCAGCATCTCAAGGGGTGACATGGAGGCCACGTCGAGCAGGATCTTTTCTGGAGGGTCGTCCGCGCCCTCGGATTCCTCGGTGACCAGCATCTTGCCGATCTTTCGGGCGGCGCTTACCGCGTCGGCGCGGCGCAGACTCTCGTCAATATCCTCGATGTTGCGCTTCAGGTTAATTGCCATCGAGATACTCCAGCGCGGCGGCGATTCTGCCGCACGCCACCTCTAGCCGCTCGCGTTCTTTGATGCTCAATACTTTGCCCTCGGCCATGTCCGCGGCCATGATAGAAATCAACCCGCCCTCGTGGGACAGGCACCTCAGCCCGTCCATAGCGGTAAACTTTGCAAAACCGGCGTGACGTTTCTCGTCAGGCTGCCAGCTGCCGTCATTGGGAGGGAACAGCTCTGACGGGTCCAGCCCCAGCGCGCCTACGATGTCCATCGCGCCGCACCCGGCGGACCAGCACTTGAGCAGTACCGTGCCGCCGCTGTCCTTGATGGACAGGCTGGGGTTCTTGTCGTCGTGCGCAGGGCAGCGCGCGATCCACTTGTCGGGGCCTACCTTTTTGACCTTCTGCAGGTTGTTGAGTAGGTTTTCGACGCTCAACCCGCAACGCCCCAGCGCGCCCGCTCACCACGAATAAAGGCGCTCGGAGCAGGAAAATACCTCTCGTGGTCGTGTATCCAGCCAACCGCAAAATCAAATCCCATGCGGTCCATTTTCTTGGACAGGTGTCGCCAGTAAACATTCAGCAGCTCGGGCGTGATGTCGCGGCCAAAAATTACACCAAAATCATTCAGCGCATCAATAAACGCCTGCTTGTCTGCTTCTTTCAGCTCTGGTTTGCTCATTTGAAATCCTCCAGTGTTGCCTTGAGGCCAGAGTGCTTAGGCGCTCGACCAGATGGCAAAAACAATCCCTGGTACCCGTTGCCAGAACTGTGATCTACTGCTTCTTTTTGACGATTTCCCATCTTGACCATGCGCGATATCAGCCAAGGGTACATTGCCGGTTTGATTGGCTTTCCGGTTGCCTTTCGGTAATCAACCCAGTCGGTAAAAGCCTCAAAATCGAGGCCGGTCGTGTTCTTTGCCATTTCATTGGCTGCCTCAACGGTTAAAATCGGTTTTCGTGTCATTTGCCCTCCTCAATCACGCTAACACCAAAACTTTCATAAATGCAAGTGTTGACTTTTTGACTCGATTTATTGTTATAATCCTAGCGGAGCGATTCTGAATTCCGGTTCAATCTCTTACTGCCTTGTGAACTCTTGTCAAATTCTTGATCTCCTCTTAAAGCAGCGAACGAAGTGAGCGTACCCTGCAATCAGCTGAATAACAAAATTATATCAAATATTGGTATTACGCGCGTGCGCGCGAGGCTTGACTTTGCACGTTGCTGTGCGAGGCTGATTATGGACCACATGAGGTAAACGAATTGGCATACACACCAACGCACATCAAACCCTGGATTGAGCAAATCAATTACACCGGGGAAGATTTTTCTGAGTACTACGTCGCATCATGGAGATTTTTCAGGTGCTCTCCTGTCGAAAAATCAAATCACGAGTACATCCGAGAGCACCTGCTAGACAGCGTTATCGTTAACGAAAAAGTGGTAATTACGCCGACTTTTAGCGATGAGGTTATGGGATTTAGGTACTACGTAATGGTTCATCGCGAAGCTGATAGGTCGCTGCGAATGGCTGACATGTTTGCCAAGCGAATTGCGGCGAAAGGCAGCCTAGACCCCGAAAACGAGGTCAAGGTGGACAGGAAGTCAATCCATTACTCTTGGGGTCAGTTCAGTCTGCTCGCGAAAGTCAACATGTGCAAGGAGGCCGGTGTGACAATATTTGCGGCCCGCAACAAGAAATTCCCTCGGCAGCACGCCGCCAAACTTTACGCGCACATGACGGAAATCTAATGGCACGCACAGACTTTCACAAGAAAACCGTCAGTCAGTGCCGCGGCCATTTTGCGTCACTATGGGTACCGGACGGCACCAGCTTGATACCGACGACCATAACCAGCCAGCGTAAATCTCACTCCAAAGAAAAGGAGTCAGCAAAAAAAGCGAAACTCATCACAGAAATGGAGTTGCAGTTTGGTCCTATATCTGAGACTGCTAGTAAGTACGATGGCGTAACACGCCGATGGGCAGGAGTGAAAGGCAATGGACCCGATGGATGATTACAACGACGCGACCTGGCATCAGGCAGAAAAAGACGAGCAGCGCATGCTCGCAGATGATCCCGAATATTTTACATGGCTACGAACATACGAGGAACAACCATAGTGGCACACGCACCGATCAAAGCATCTTCAAAAAGCAGCGGGAAAGATTTCGAACTGGTCCCCGCTGGCACGCACTTCGCGATCTGCGTGGGCGTTTACTACCTCGGCATTCAGGCCGTGACATTCGACGGCGAGACCAAGGAGCAGCCAAAGGTTTACTTACGCTTTGAGATACCCGACATTCAGATCGAGTACGAAAAGAACGGCGAGAAGGTCAAGGGACCTGCCATTATTGGGCGCGAGTTTACGCTCAACATTGGCGATAAGTCGAACCTGGGGCCGTTTATATCGAATTGGCGCGGCAAGGAATTTACCAAGGAAGAGGGCGAGGAGTTTGACGTTACCTCGCTGCTGGGCAAGGTGTGCAACCTTGGCGTGATCCACAAGACGAAGGGCGACAAAACCTACGCCAACATCTCCAGCGCTGGCAAGATCCTGAAGATTCAGCAGGATGGAATCGTTGCGGGAACGATATCCGCTGAGCCTCACAACCCGTTGCTGACGTTCAACGCGGACGAGCCGGACGACAGCGTCTACCAGAAGCTGCCCAAGTTTCTTCGCGAAAAGATCGACAACCGGATCACGACAAAGAAAAACGGCAAGCCGCTCGACGCGAAAAAGCCTGGCGCTCGGGAGCCGGGAAGCGATGACGATTTTGGCGATGATGACCCGGCGTTTGGTCATCCCAGTATACCGTTTTGATATAGCGTCCTGTACCGCTGGCAATAAAAAACGACAGCGGCTTGTCTTTTGCGCAAATTGCTAAATTTATCGAGGCGCGTTTGTGAATTATCTGCATGTCTCCAAAGAACTCGTTGTGGTGCCAAGAATGGCTCTCGGGACCGACGGCAAACCAACTCCTGCCGAGGGCCAGTTCGATTACGTGGTCGACCGCGAAGGGCACACCTATCGCCGACCAACCCCTAAGGCACGCGCCAAAGGTCGAAACTCCTGGGGAGCTTTTTGGTATATCCGACTGCGCGAGCGACAGCAACGTGGCGCAGAGCAGCGAAAAGAGGCAGCAGCCTGGGCCGCACTCCAAAAGCAAACGGAGGCCACCGATGGCATCTAACGTGTTTACCAACGTCGACAAGTACTTTGCCGCCCGAGACGCTTTGATCGAATACCTTAAGCACAAGACCGAGGTGGCCGACTGGCACGGTGTGTCTGATGCCGCAAATGACCTTCGCGTCTTAGAAGCGGAAGGCGTGGCCTCAGGTTTGGTGCTGTAATGCCTGACATCTCGATGTGCTTTGGTGGAATGTGCCCGCGCAAGCTGGATTGCTACCGGCATACCGCGAAACCAGGAGTATTGCAGATTTATTTTCACGAGCCACCGTATGAGTTTGATGGCGCGCAAGAATGCGACGCGTTTATCGACAACCGAAATCGCGAGGTGCGCGTCACTGAAATTGGCACGTACGAGGTGACGCCATCGACATCTACCTGACAAAAACGCTCGGCGGCACATTGAAGCCGATTGACGGCGTTGGCGAGGAGTACATAGCGGCGCTGGGGACCGGGGAGGTGGTTCGTGCCACGTGCAAGAAGGATCGCAACCCCGGCCATCATCGCAAGTTTTTTGGTCTCCTTCGGTTGGTGTTTTCCAACCAGGACAAGTATCTCAGTCAAGAGGCGCTGAGGTTTGCGGTAATGGTGCAGGCCGGGTACGTCGACAGCATACAGCTTGAAGGTGACAAGGTAGCTTTCAAGCCGGTGTCAATAAGCTGGGCCAAGATGGACCAGAACGAATTCAACGAATTCTACAATGCGGCGCTTGCCGCAATTCCACGGTTGTTGCCGCAGTTCGCTGGCGTGGATCTCGACCGAGAGCTGCTCAATACGGAGATTTGAATGCAACCCTATCAGGACATAACTGTTGAAAACTTCTGCGACTGGGTCGAAGCGGGATGGACTCGTAAGGTCGCGACCGCTGAAGATTCGCTGCGCGAGCTAGCAATCATGACGCTGGGGCTTGTGGGTGAGGCTGGCGAAGTGAGCGAGCATATCAAGAAAAACATTCGCGGCGACGGGCCGGTTGATCGGGCCGCGCTGACCCTGGAACTTGGGGACGTTTTGCACTACCTGTGCCGCATCGCTCGCACGTACCAGATTGAACTAGGGGACATTATGCGCGCCAACATCGCTAAGATCGAGACGCGCCGCGGCACCCGCAAACGGGAAACCGCATGAGCCAGACCAAAAGAGGCAGCGTTACTGAAGTGGCAGTCAACCTGGCTATAGGCTACACGGTGAACTTCATTGCCAACCTGTGCATCCTCCCGCTGTTCGGATTCAACACGCTGTCGCTCACAAAAAATGCCGAGATTGGGGTATTATTCACCCTGGTTAGCGTGGCGCGGCAGTACGTGATCCGGCGTGCTTTCAACAAACTCAAAATATTCGAGGCAAAATGAGCATAGCAGGAGACGCCGGATACGACGCCTACAAAGAGGCGCTGAAATCAACCACGGTAATTCCCGGTGTGATTGCGATTGAGGCGCTATCGCCTACATTGATTTCTCAGTCGCAGGTTGCGGGTGTCGGTGACGTCAACAGCAAAGAGAAAGGAAGCGGCGCCCGCTACAACGCTGGCAAGCCTGATTTTAGCCTGATCCCTTTGGTGACGCTCGAAGATGAAGCCCGGGTGTGGGAGTACGGAAAGAAAAAATACGCCGCCTGGAACTGGACAAAAGGTATGGCCTGGTCGATTCCTTTTGCGTGCATCCAGCGGCATTTGGCGGCGTGGCAGCGCGGCGAAGAACTGGACCCTGAGTCTGGTTTGCCTCACCTGGCGCATGTCGCCTGTAACGTGCGAATGCTGCAGCTATACTCGAAAACGTACACTGAAGGTGATGACCGGCCCAAGGGCTTGATTGGATAGTCGGCGTTGAGCGCTCATAACATTTCACCGCCGGTACCCTTAGGCCGCTTGCTGCAGGCCTTTTCTCAGCCCTGGCATCCCAGGCGATGCCGGTATGGGTCTGGGGTAGCTTGTGCTCGTTTAAGGCCTTCTCCAGCCACTGTGTTAGGATATATGTGCGTAATAACCAAGGAGAGATGACATGAATAGCCGTGATACTTTTATCGAAAACGTGATCGCCATGGGTGCGATGATTTTGCTGCTTGTGTTTCTTTGCGGTCAGGCTAAGGCCGACGATCACTACGGGAATTTTTTTGAGACGCAGCCCAAGCTGGAGTACGCTTTCGACGCCGCGCTTCTGGCGGACATGTTGACCACGAACGACATCAGGTACCGTCCGGCGACGCAGTTTGTCGAGTACAATCCGCTGCTAGGGTCGCGCCCCAGCGCCGGTACGATTGCCGCCTACGGGTTGGCGGTGGCGGGGCTTCATGCCGCGATTACTTATGAAATGGTATCAAACGACGTGCCCTCTGCGGTCATTACCGGATGGGAGGCAATAAGCATCGGGGTCGAGACCGGATACGTCGCTCACAACTTGTCGGTGGGTCTACGCTTCAAATTTTAGGAGGAAATATGACGCCATTCATGAAGACGACGCTGCTGTGGCTGTTTTACATTGCCGCGGTCGCGTGCGGTCTGGTAATGGGATTGGCGATTGGTGCGGCCAAATGAACTGGAGATTTGCCGTCGTAGACACAAAGACCAACCTCAACCACTGGAACGCGCGCAGAGAAGCTTACTGGCACGATGTGCGCGACAGGGTGTCAAGACCAGAGGCCTACACAAACGGGCTGCTGTGCCCAGAGTGCGGCGGGATGCTTTATGATACGGGGCAGGTTGAGTCCGTCAGCCCTACAAAACTGCGCGTAAAATGCAAAGCATGCAAATTCAAAGGGGCAAGGTATGAATAATTGGGGTATTTATCGTGTTCGCGGATAACGTGTGCGCCAGCCCGTGCCCTCGATTTTTAGCCGGTAAGCCAAATGAAAACGGCATGATTCCGTGCCTTTTTTGCGACATGTGGTTTATTGATGAAGATCCCACCGTAGATGACACCGACCCTGCGGTAGGTACCCCGTAATGGAAAAAACAAAATTCCCGACCGCGGGCGAGCTGACGCAGAGCGTGGTCGAGATGGAGGTGCGCCTTCGCGACATGATGTCAATCATGGCCGCTATTGCTTTTACCCAGCCGGATCGGTTATTCTCCGTACCCGTGGCGGTTATCGAGCAAATCAGAGGCGCAAGCGTAGATTTCAGCTTTAACCGGGCCACGCAAGAGTACGAGTTTCGATACATAAATCCAATTGCGGTGAGGGATGAGTCAACAGGAGATTGATATGCATGATTTGTTTTGGGTCGGTTTTTGGTGCGGCGTAGTGGCTTTTCACGCCGCGTATTTTGTGGCGTTTTCTTTTTTTTGTATGTGTCAATACCGACGCTGGTCGAAGCTTGTAAATCAGTCTGACGACATGATGCTAGATATGATTAATGACGCGGCTGCAGATGCGGTTCAGTCGCGCTCTAAGGCCAACCCCGGAGCGGAGAAGTGAAGCCATGAGAGAGGCAGTATGGGCTGGCTTGTATCAGTCGCCAGTATGTGACGTGTGCGACACGCCAGGTCCGGTATCTCGGTGTCGATTAATGTTTAGCGGGTTGACTTGCCGGTCTGCATTGATGTTTGGCATGACGGTGCCGGGGTCACGAAAGAGAAAGTCAAATCGGCTTCGCTTAAATTGCGATCACAGTCTGATACCACAGATAAGCTAGACGGAGCCTCCTGATGAGTACGCCCCTGCTTTACCCTGGATCACAAGATCCCTGGCTGTTTCTGGTGATACCCCTAGCCGTTGGGCTAGTTTTCCTATCTGAGTCGATAGTATCTCTAGTTTCGGCGCCCCTATGTTGGATGTTACGCCTGTATACGGCGCGAAAACCCCCCAAGCGGTCGCCTGAGCTGGAACGGCTCCATATCCGGCTTGAGCTGCCACCCGATCTCGCCACCAAGGACCAAGTGTCTGCATTTCTGGAGTCGATGCCGACGAACCCGGGACGATGCTTTCTCCTTTCAAAGTGCGAGGGTTCCGGGTATCGGCTAGACCTACTCCGCGCGCCCAGTGGGCGTCGCCTACTGGCATATCTGATTGAAATCCAGTCTCTGGTACCCCTGATGCCCCAATGTACATTGGAACCTTCGGGGACTTCATCTGGATCTCACCAGAAGACAGGTACTGGCTCATTGGCAGAGCATGCGCCGTCTTGTGGTACGCATGCCCAGGAACATCGAGAATATCCTGAGGGTAATCGCGAATCCCTGCCCGCTCATCGTTTGCAACCCCAGAGTACTTTAGGAAATCAGCAAAGCGTCCCTGGTTTTGCAGCCAATTTGCAGATGTCCCCCGCGCAATCTCAGTTCCCACGTCTGACCCCGGAGACGCCATTCCAGAAAGAGTATTGAATTGCTGGTACTTAGCTGGCGCGTCCTCGTCACCAAATATTTGCCTAAATCTTTCATAGAGAGGGTCCATTGAATACCAACCAGTCATACCCGTGTGTAACGGCGTTCCACGAGCTTCGTTCAGAACGTCTATCAGACGCTGCTCGTTCTGCGGAGTCATTACTGCTCGCGCTGAGGCGGCTCCAGTCGATCCAGGCTTTGCCCCAGGAAGAGTCCCGATTTCGTTTCCTTGCCGACCTAATGCGATGTCGGATAGATCTTGACGATTTACGCCGAATAATCTCTCAAGCAGAGGTTCTTCTGGACCAACCATTGAATTCGCATCCTGAATCACCTGACGAGGATCATTGTAGATCCCCGGAAAAGCCACCCGTTGCGCAGGATCAACCGTTGGCTTCCCATATTTCCACGCCGTCCTTGGTCTCTGATTGCGCTCTGTGTCCAGTTCCGCCGGTAGGTTTGTCTCTGGTATCTTTGATCCCGCCAAGTAATCCTCTATCCCCGTATCCGCATCATCGCTGATCCCGGCGGGACCATCAGCAGGAAAATTGTTGCCAGTATGAAGCTCGCGTACTCCCGGCGCGTCGAATGCCTTGGCGGCAGCCATTGCGCTATCAAAATCTGGCTCGACGTGAGCGACGTGGATGAAGTGATTGCCGTTACCGTCGCTCTCGACGTGAACTGCCGCCTTCGGGTTGTCGAATGCGTCCTGGTTTTGCAGCATGAAGTCATGGATGTCGCCCGCGGTAGGCGGCGCGTCTAGGGCGACACTGCGGCTAATATCGTGCGGAACGGCGTAGCCGCTGCTGTGGACGTCTCCGGTGGTTGGGTTGTAGGTAGCGGAGCCGTTCTCGGAGACCGCATTCGCGAGATGCTCCGCTTGCGCTGGGGCGGCATCTTTGCCGTACTTGGCGATAAGGTTTGCGACATCATCGAGCGCGACCGCTGCCTCACCTCCGTCGGCGTATTTTTGAACCAGGCCACCGGTAGAGAAATCTGAGGTGTCCAGTGTGTCGTCGTACAAGCCGCTGCTTTTCGCTGCGGCGGCTTTCGTTGGCCCGGGCGCGTCAATGGGGTCAAGGCGTGTCGCGGTCGTCGGCACAAACAGCCGCGCCTGCCCGCGCTGTCTTGGGTCTTCGTGATCCGGTGTGTAATACCCGGCCCATCCCGCACCCCTGATGGCGTCCTCGGCGTCGCTGTAGCTGGGCGTTATCGAGCGGTATCCTAGCGGATCGTTCGACATGTCGTACATCTGGCTCGCGGGAACCGAGACACGGTACGGTGTTTTTCCTTGCAGCGGCAGCTCGATATCCTTGGGGTCTATGTTCGCAGGGTACAGGCTGATGGTTTTGGTTCCGCCCCTGCGCGCCTCAGCGCCTTTCATGCCTGTGCCGTACGCCGCAGGGTCAAGCGTAACCTGCGGGTCTGTCAGGTTGGACATGTGCAAAAAATCCATCGTCCGTCCGGCGTCGGGATCATTGTAAACATCCGGCAAAATGACAGCCTTCTGCGGTGCGTACACGGTGCTGGCGGCGCTCGCGCCTTTGTTCGCGTCGGCGTGAGGACCAAAGTTCACCCAGCTGTTCTGCCCGCGCGTCTCTGCGGTCATCGCCGGTTTGGCTAGATCCGAGTACATGCGCGCGTGCTGATTCCAGGCGTTCTCTTCGCCATCGGCGCGAAATCCGACTCCTTCCTTGGCGTGCCCAAAATAATCGTGAACTACCCGAAAAATGTCGTTCGCGGTTGCGGGTTGCCCGCTAATTGTTTCGCCGCTATCCGCCAGCAGTGGGTGATCCATCGGCGCCGCGCCCTCGGTACCGAATCCGCTTGACGTCGGGAATACCCACATGTGGTTGTTGCGGTTGATATCCTCTACCGCGAGTCGCGGCGAGGCGGCGTACGGGTCAGCCTGACCGGGCTGAATAAGATCTACCTTAAGTCCTGCGTTTTTGATGTGCTGATACTGCGCCAAGGTTTCCTTGATAAGCGCGTCGTACGAGGCCTTGACGTCCGGGTCGCTGGGGTTGTGCTGCGCGGCGTCGTAGGCGGCGGCAATCGCTTTACCGCGCACCGGGTCGGCCTTGGCGTAAATGGGCTGAGGCGGGTTTTTGATTCCGACCTCGTCCATGTAATTTTGCGCTACCTGGCGGATTTTGGGGTTTGGACCAACCTCTAGTCCGCCAACTCCCGGCACCTGCACCTTGGCAGGTAACCCGGGCAGCGGTTTGGTTGCGTAGCGCGCAATCAGGTCGCCAATGTCCCCCAATGCAGGCGCAACCTCACCGCCCTCGGCGTACGCCTGGCTGCCGATGTAGCTGTTCGGGTTGAAGTGCGGCATCTCGTCCGGTGTCGCGTCGTCCGCATCCGCACTCGGCGGAATCTCAAACACCGCGCGACCGTTGCTGGATACCCCGACGTGACCGTCATTCGGGTCAATCATGTGATCCACGTCCTCGTTGCGGATCGCCCCGGGAAGCTTGCTGTAAGTTTTGGCTGCCGGAACACTTACCTGAGTGTCTGACCGGTACGGCAGGCCCTGGTCGTGCGCGTTTGCAATGGCGTCATTCAGCAAGTCGCTGCCGATGCCCTGCCCCTGATAAGTGGGGGCGACGTCCATGCGCAAGCTGGATACGCCGTCACCGCGCTTGACGAACGTCACATGCCCGATGTGCTGCCCGGTTTGCGGATCCATGGCGACGTACGCCTCCGCGTTGTCCGGCGGGCTAAAACTAGATGGGTACAATGACGGGTCTACGCTCGTGGCCGGTACCTTGGCCTTGATGTACGCCGGGTCCGCGTTACGTTGCGCCACGGCGCCCTCGTGCGCGGCCTGCCTGCCTGCGAAATCGCTTGCGAGCACATCGGGAGGGGGTAAGCCTTCGTCGGCTCTGCGGGCGTTTGCGGCGCCCTCACGGGCCAGCGTGCGCAGGGTCGAGCCGTCTGGCAGCACCGGGGTCGCCGGGTACTTGCTCAGCAATTCGGCGGCGGGGGCGGCGTACTCGGTGGCTTTGGCGGCTTTTGATTCAGGAAAGGCGGCGTTTGGCAGCGCGGCGCCCAATGCGGCCACCTCACCCCCAGCCGGGGCGCCCAGGTAGCGCGACGCTAAGTCGGCGTAGGTGTCGACGCTTTTGTCGTACGCGTCCCCGACGGCGTGCGCCGCCTTGGCGACCGGGCTGCGCGCCGCGGCCAGGTAGGCCGGGGCGATGTCCCGTATCAGGCCAATGGTTTGCGAGTCGGGTTCTCCTGGGGAAAGCTTGTCGGTAATCAGCTGACGGGCAGACTCAGCGGCGTCTATGCCTCTGGGAAGGTTTCCAAGGCCCACAAGTCCGCCCGCGATGTTCGCTGCGGTGGACTGAGCGGCGTGCCCGGTAAGCCCAAGAACGCCGCGGTATTTGTCAATGAGGGTTTGTGGGTCCATTAATTGTCTCGAACATCTCGGGGCAGACGACGGTGCGACCGACTTCGCCATAAGACTGGTGATAGGTAATGCATGATGCTTGTCGCTGACTTACCCAGCCGTTACGAACCGCGTACGCGTCCTTGGCGGCAATAGTGGGATGCTGCACGATCTTCATGCCGTTGGCCTCGACCTCGTCCACCGTGTGCAGATGACCGGTGTGGCAGTATCGCTTGAGCGTGTTGCCCCACATCTTGGGGTACAGCGTGGCAAGCAGCAGCGGGAGCTTTTCTTTTTTCAGCGTGTGCCCGTGGTGAAACCCGATCATGGTTTCGCCGTGCTGGTACGCATAGAAAGGCTTTTCGCTGTCGTTGACCTTGACGCGCGGCTCGTTCTCGTACAGCGCGGTGAACATGTGCCGCAGCCAAACCTGGCTCGCCGGGTCGTGATTCGCGTCCGCCATGACGACGTGGACCTCCTCGTGATTGAGAAGCGCCATGTCGATGATGTACCGCAGCACCCGTATCGCGATCTTGACAATTTTTGAGAATCGGCTGTCGGCGTCAAGTACGTGCTTGGATGTGGGGGTAACGGCCAGTAAACCGTCAAAATGCAAAAAATCCCCCATCTGCCCAATTATAGCAACCCGCGCCTTGGGGCTGCCCGCGATCATTGCCTCGAAAGTTCGAATCAGCGTGCGCTCAGCGATTCCCGTGTCCCAGTCGTCCCCGGTTTCCTTGCCCCATGCCAGCATGCCTACGTGACAATCTGTAAACACGTACAGGTTCGCAAGCTCCGCGTCGGTGTGCCCGGGGCCGTTGGTCGGCACATACCGTGGCAGCGTCTCGCACAGTGCCGCAAATGCGGCCTTCTCTGCTGCTTGACGCGCCTCTTCATCTAGGCTAGATTTCACCCACTGAAGCTTGATCTCGCCGTCTGGGCTGTAAAGGGTGGAGGTTGCTTTGACGTAATGCCCGTCTGGTGCGGGGAATGAGCCGCCTACTTTTTTGAGGCGCTCCGAGACGGTGCTTTGCGCGATGCCGAGTTTTTTGGCTATTTCCCTTTGGGAAAGGCCCTTGGCGTGGAGTTTAGCGATCTTGACTGAACGTTCATCGGGTGTGTTTGACATTTTACCTGCTACTGTTCATGAGACGAATATTGCGCGCGATAGACAACCCGGCAAGCTGCACCGACATGATCTCCAACCCCCAGCGCCAGCCCTTTTTTCGGCAGGCCGCGGTCAGCTTATCGAGAATGTCATCTTTCAATATCTCATCCCATGTGCTTTCGCGCAATACGCGACCCACCTCACCGGAGCAGCTATCTCTCACAGCGTGATCTACGTCATGAACTTTGAGAAGAGCTTTCTCGATGTCGCTGATCTGAAAAGTTATAATCGCGTGAAACGTGATGGACTTCCCATCTTTTGTCATCACGCTTTCGTCGCCCAGGCTGTGCGTCGAAGGGACCACCTGCAGCGTCAGGATTTGGTCGACCTTGAACGGTATTTTCCAGTGCAACCCGCATCTCAGCGGGCCACCGTGCTGCTTTCCTAGCCTCAGGCGCACGCCTTCGTCATACGGCTCCAAAATCACCCAAAATTGAAACAAACTTGCGAACTGGAAGAAGAAGTCGATTATGCGGTCAAACATTGACTTTACCTTCAAGACGCAGTAGATTGGGTCATCTTAACAGGAGATGACCATGCTAATTTTGATGCTGATTGGGTTTTTTGGGTGCCTGGCTGCGTACGCGCTCTCAGACGCCTGGGATCAAGCCGCCGCTAACCACCGGCGCCTTGCACGGCTTGGTTCACCTTATTGTCAAAGTCTTGGCCTACACTGCCTGATGCTACTGTGCCGGGTGCTGGTGTCGGCGTGGGCGGTGCATTGGTGCTGGGTGAAGCTAGCTCTTTGACAGCTTGCTGCACAAGATCCCAGAAGGTTGATTTTTTGACTTCGCCGCCGTCTGCGTATCCTTCCTGTGGCGCGATTACTTGCTCCGCGCGCTGCGCCGCAACCGGGCTACGAGCCGCCAGGTCTCGAATCGTGCCCGCAACAGGCTCCGGCATGCGCGCCTGATACAACCGACTGAGCGCCTGAGAATTCAGACCTCGACCGGCCAACCCGCCAGCGATCATCGCCGCGCCAGGGAGCGCTCCATATGCCGCGCCCGTGCCGTGATTTTCGTCGTCTAGTAACGCGCCAGCCCCAGCGCCCAATCCGCCGGTAATCGCGGAGTACATCAGCGCGCGTTGCGCGGTGCCGCTGTCCGGGTATTTTTTGGCGAGCATTGACTTGGCAAAATCCCCAAGCTCTCCAACGTCGCCGCGGTTGTTTTTGGCCGAAATAGCTCTCGCTTGCACCAGCAACGGGTTGATACCTTCGTCGCCTGCTTTTTCAGCAAGCGGGGCGATGGTTCGATTGTTGCGGTATTGCCCGCGCAAACTTTGGAATTGATTGAATTCTTCGGGCGACATCGCGTTCTGCATAGTATCCATGTAATGGTCTTGCAGCTCGCCCAGGTAGTACTTCAGGTCGCCGTCGTTTGGCCCAAGCCTGCGGATGTGGTTCCCGATTTGTGTGTTCTGTTCGCGCCAAGCGTCGCCAGGTATTTGCGCGATGGGTCCGCCGGGAAGCGCATTGTTGATGGGGATGACTTTGGAAGGACCGGACGCGCCCATACCGAACATTTTGTTGGCGTAGTTGTTGACTACGCGCGCCGTCTCAGGCGTCGAGACGTCATTCACGTCCTGCAGAAGCTGCGTGACACCTTGAACTTGTTTCGGGGTAACAAGCGCGACACGGTTGCTCGCCATGTTGCCAATGGCGCTGCCTACGGTGTCTCGCGCGTGGTCAACCATGTCGGTGTTGATCGCGCCTTGCGCGTTTGGTATTCCGGCGGTACGACCCAGCGCGTCATTGAATGCGCTTCGCTGCGCGTCTCGTCGGTCGCTCGCACCGCTGAACGGCAGTTTATCAAGCGTGTCCCCAACGAAACCGGTAAATTTGCCTGCGAGCTGCGGCATACTTAACGGAATGCCGTACTTGCGGGCGATGTCGGCGCCTTTGCGAGCGCCAGCTGTAAGCGCATCCTCACCGGAGCGCAGCACATTCGCGCCCGCGTTACCCAGCACCTGACCGACCTCACCCGCAGCGGCGCCCAGACCGGCGTTCCCTGCGCGCGTCTCATTGCTTCCGACTGGTGCTAACGCTCCGTACGCGGCGCCGGTTGCGGCGGGACGCGCGATGCGGTAAATGGCCTGCGCGGCCTGCAGCGCGCCGGGACTTGTCGCAAGCCCTGAGGCGATCTTTGCGCCTGCTGCCTCGGCGCCCAACCCGGGCAACGCGGATTGCGCCACGCCTCCCAGGATGTTACCGGCCAATCCAGCGCCGGTCCTGTCGAGGGGCGCGTCTAATCGGCGCTGCTCGTCGGTGTCCGACTTGGATTGACCACCAAATAATTGCGATATTCCTCGCCCGGTGTCAACAAAAGATTGACCAATTCCCGCACGAAATTTATCCAGCCCGCTCATACCTGACGTCGGGCCGTATTTTTCCATCCAGTGCTCGCCACCTGGTTGCTCTGATGGATCTGATGGAGTAATGGTCAACGTGTCCGGTTGTTTGACCGGTTCATGCGTCACCGGTTGCGCCGACATTTGCGCGGCAATAGCCGCCGCCGCCTCGTCATCCCCGGCGTCATGCGCGGCCTTTAAGGCCGCAAGTAAGTCCGTATCGTTTGCCATTACCGAGGTCTCGGGGGTTGCGGGCCTTTTTTACCGCCAGCAACCCAGGCGGCGTACGGGCCGCTGTAGTAAGCAACCAGCGGGTTTTGCGCAGCGGGTGCGGCGGTTTTTGCAGGGGCAACGGTTTGCAGCTGATTCAAATTTTGCTTGAGACGGCTTTCACCAAACGGGTCAAAGTTTGCCTCGTACCAGGTGTTGAAAGTTCCCGGTGCGGGATCTCCACCTTTGCGCACGTAAGCGCCAAATAGCTTGCCCTTGTTGACCGTATCTTGAGCGACCTCGGCCTGCGCCGCGGCTAGCATGCGCGTCACCGCCGGGAGCAGGTTATTGCTGGGCAGGCTCTTGAGTCGTTGCTGCACTTCCATGTTCGTGATGCGGCCACCGTAAATAGCTTTTAGGCCGGTTGTCGCCGCGTTCAAAAAGTACTTGTCTGTGTCCTGTTGAGTGGCGAGTTTTTTCAGGTTTGGGTCGCTAAAAAGCTGCTGCGTTACGGTATCTGGCAGCACGCCGCGAAGCGTGTTCTCGAACGCGCCAATTTTTGCGCCCGCGGGTCCGCTGAGAAGCTGCGGGTCGTTCAATTGGTCCATTTGATGCAGCGCCTGACCGTAATTGTAGATGACGCTTTTTGCGCTGTTGCCCGCTTCCGCAAGCTCGGCGGCTTCTTTCTCCAGGTTTTTTTTGCGAACATCCATGTCGCCAAAATTGTTCGCCTGAAACTGGTACTCTTTGAAGTACGCGGGATCGAAAGCCTGCGCCGCGGTGGCAACGTACGCGGGCTTGGTTGCAGGCGTAAGCGCGCCGTATTTCGGGTCTAGCACCGTGGACGGTATGAACAAATCGTCATACGGGCTGGGCAGAGGCTTTGCTGGCGCTTGGAGTGCCGTAGGTGCGGATGGGATTTGCGGGGCTGTTGCTGCCGGTGCCGCAGAAGGTGCCGCAGCCGCGACTGGACGAGGTGCTTGAGGAGTTATTGCTCCCCCACCTTGCTGTGGCGGCGTTTGCGGTGCCTGTTGCGGTGCCTGTTGCGGCGCTTGCTGAGGCGGTTGCTGCCCGCGCTGCAAAGATGCGGCCAAAGGCGCGAGCGATATCCAGGACTTAGATCCGTCCGGGTTCGGCTTCATGTAGCCTTTGCCGTACATGGCAGCCAGTGATTTTTCGTTCCAGTACTGCTCCATGCCAGGGGCGACAGAAACGGAGCCGTCGGCGTTCTGGGTTAACCCAAACGGCATGTTGGCTTGCCCACGGAATTGCTGGTTGCCTGCGCTGTTGAGCTGACCGGCGACGATGCGCTGCTGCTGCGTGAGCTGATTCAACTTTGCATTGGTTGCGCCAATGGTGGCCTGCGGACCCTGAAATCCGTACTGAGCGAGAAGGTTTTGCTTTTGCAGCTCCGCTTCGCGCCGTTCTTTGAGTACGTCGGCCTGCGTGGCGTTGATCCCGGCGATGTCGACGCCGTTGTGGTTTGGTGTGGCGCCAGCCGCCGCGATACGGTACAGCTTCTCCTGGTCGCTGGGGCCAACCTGCATGCCCTGGAGGCGCGCGGTCGCTGCGTCAATTTGCGCTTTCTGCTGAGCGTACGCGTCCGCTTGCTGTTTGGCGGTGCTTGCGTACTGCTGACGCAAATCGTCCATCTCGGCGTTGTTCTCGTCGTAGCGATCTTTGGCCGCTCGGCGTGCGCCACCTTGAGTGACAGCCGCAAGCGCGCCGCTTCGAGGGGACTCGTCAAGCAACGGGTCAGGGGCGTCTATGTTGCTACTTGGATCGTCCAGCTCGGCATCTTCAAGTGGAATGCCCATGCTGTTGACTTGCTCAGCCATGCTAACTCCCTTGCCAGACGCCGTTGACAAACCCGCCGACATTTGACGGCCCGGCTGCGGTGTTGGTTGTGGTTGGGGTCGTGCTGCCAGCCGCGCCTGCCGCGGCGCCAACTCCGGTGCCGAACAAGCTCGCAAGCGGCGACGTTGTGCTGCCCTGCGCGCTGCCGTTGCCGCCGCCGACGCCGGTACCGTAGTTGTAGTTCACGGTGGCGGACGGCACCTGAATCCCTGATAGCGCGCCCTGCATCTCGCTGACCCGAGTGAGCGGGTAATTGAGCTGGTTCAGGTAGTCCTGGTACGCCAGGTTCAAATTGGATTGATTATACCCCTGATTTTGCTGACCCAGAGTGTTTTCATTGTTCGACGCGGCAAGCTCGTTCGCGGTGGCTTGAGTGCCTGCGTTCGACGCCGCGGTCCCGGCGTTGATTGAGGTGTTGGCTTGCGCGGTGTTTGCGTTGGCGGCGGTTTGACCGGCGGTGAGCGCGTTTGCGTTGCCTTGTTGCGCGGCGTTCAAAGATCCCGTGTACCCAGACTGCAGCGCCGCGGCTTGCGCGTTTGTGATGTTCTGGTTGTTTTGTTGTTCCGCGTTCTCGATGAGGTTTGTTCCCTCCGTCGAGCTGCCGGTGATGTTGCCCGCACCAATGATAGACGACTGCAGCGCCGGGAGCGTGTTCTGATTGAAATTTGTGTTGCCCGCGGTCGCGATGGCATTCGTGACATCCGTGTTGTACGGGTTCATGTAATTCTGAACCGTGTTGTACGTCGGGTCTGTGCCCTGATTGAGGTACGGCTGCGCCGCCCCTAAGGGGTTGTTCTGATTCGCGCCCTGCTGAATCAAATTCTGCGCGGTGGTGTTCGTGCCGCTCGCGGTGTTCGCGATGCCGGGGGCCGCGGAATAAGCGTTTTCCGTGTTCTGGTCTTGAGCGGCTATGCGCGGACCCTGATACGTTTGATACGGTTGCGCGGCAAACTGCGCCGCGGTGTTCAGGATTTGCTGCGTGTAGTCCGTGTACCAGCTGGGAAGCTGGGTCGAGCTTTGGCTGTAGTTTGAGCTGGCGCTCGGCGCCGTGCCCTGATTGAGAAAGCTGAGTGCGCCCATTACGCCACCACTGACGCGTGTCCGAAGTGCTCGCGTCCTGACATTCTGGTCATTCCGATGTATCTTTTTTTAGACTCAGCATTGATAATTTGGTAAACGCGATACATAGCTACTTCCCTAGATAACTTGCCACTGGCCTAGCATTGGCTGGCAATTTACCCTTAGATCCATTTTCTGCTTTGTGCTTCCTGACGTTTTTCATAAACGCATCGAGTTTTCTGGCGCCTGCACCATTGTCACCATTACCGATGCCGCTTACAACATCCGCAGAAATTACGAATTCTCCGGGCGATAGGCGTGCCGGAATTTTGTCATTAGTACCATCCCCCGGACCCTTGACGTGACGGCTTACGGAGGCCAAGGCGCCGCCCGTAGCCAGCGGGGGTGCGTGACTAGGGGTAGAGGCTTTGCGCATCCCTGAGAGCACCCCAGACAGGTTTTGAGGCACCTGGCTGGTAAACGACGAGGACGACGCTTGAGGCGCGGCGCTGCCGCCATTCGCAAAGGCTCGACCCGGCATGGGCTGCGTGTGGGTCTGCTGCGGAGGCATTGTGGCCGGGACCGCCGGGCGCACTTGCGCGCCGCGTTGCGCGGGCATTGCGCCAAAGGATGGCGTGCCGGTCGGGTTTGACGGGCCGCTGGTCGTAATACCGCCCGCCATTGGATTGGCGCTAGGCACCCCCATACTGGGGGTGATCGTGCCCATGTTGGGGTGGACGGGCGGCATCATGCCGGTGTTGAACCCGCCCATGGCAAAACGCTGCGGCGTGCTGACCTTGCCGCCTTTTTTCATTGCGGTGGGCTGCGTGGCGCTCGACGGCGTCGTGGTGAAAAAGCTCTGCTGCGGACCCTGACCGTAGGTGTAGTAATTTGGGATCGTGGGCGTGGTCGCGGTCTGCGGCGCGTAACCCAGCCCGGGGGCGCCCGCTACCAGGCCTTTGTAGTTGGCGTAGTTGTAGCCGCCAGCGGGTCCGTACCCGGTCGACGCGATGCCTGCGGTGTTGCCGGATGTGGTCCCTGAGGTCCCGCCAAATAACGCGGGCGGCGCAAACGTCGGCGCGTACGCGGAGTTTTGCTTGTACTGCCCAGCGGCAGAGAGCAGCCCGGCCAGCGCGGTGATACCTTGCGCGCTGGTGTTTCCGCTCCCAAGACCCAGCGCCTTGAGTAGCGTACCAAGCGCACCACCTGCGGCGCTTGACGCGGCAGATGAGCCAGAAGATGAGCCAGATTTTGATTTGCTGCTATCAAAACTGGCGGCGGCGTTTTCTCCGGTAGGGTCGGCGGCAAGCTCGGCGTTGATTGTCGACAGGTAATTTTGATCCAGCCCCGTGGCCGCGGGCGCCGCAAGGCTGCTGTCTTGTGATCCCGTGTAACCGGCGACATTGGGGTCGGTGCTGGGGTTGTAGCCGCTGCCGTACCCGGTGTCAACCGCCGTGGGAACAACCGTGCTCGGATCGAAAGAGGACGTGGAAAAATCCATGTATCCGCCGTCGTACGCCGTTACCACGTCGTGCTTGTTACGACGCCCTTTGAATGAGCCCTTGTAGATTTCTCTGAGTTTCGACATTAATGTGATTCCGCTCGACGGAGGTAAGAAATGAGCTTTTCCAGCCCTTCGATGTTGTCGCCTAGTGCGCCAAGTTGCCTTATACCGGACGTTTCTCTCATGTTGTTCCTGGCGTGGGGGCAAAGAAGTTTGCTTCTGGTCCTTGCCCGTAAGTCGCGTAATTGGTAATTCCTGGATTAACCTGGCTCATTGGCTGGTAACCCAATCCGGTGCTGTTGAAGTTGTACGTGCCAATATTGGTTGGCTGCTGGAAAAGAGGCGTCGGCGCAGGTGCTGTTTGCGCGGCAGTTGTTGCAGCAGGCGTAGGTGTTTTTGCCGCCGCAACGGTAGCAGTAGCCGGTGCGGCTGCTGCGGTAGCAGCCGCCGGGGAAGACGTCAAGTATTTGCCCGCTAGGGCACTGCCTATTGTACCAGCAACGTTACCTATGGTCTGGTTTCCAGTTGCCGATCCAACGCCAGCCCTTAGAGCGCCCCCAACTCCACCCATTAAGGCGCCATTTGCTGCCCCCTGGCCGCTCAAGCTGCCCGTGATAGCGCCAACCCCTGCGCCTAATGCACCGCCAGATAAACCAGCCCCAACAGATACAGGGAGTCCGGTGGCGCTATTAATTTGCTGCCCGACTGTATTGTTTATCCCGGATGCTTGTATAGCACCCCCCGCGCCGCCTCCTATGGCTCCAACCAATGGATTGCCTCCGGTTAGCTTTGACCCAAGCGCACCAACCCCGGCGCCCACTAACGCGTTCGAACCGACTGTGCCTAGCGCGTTTCCTGTGGCGGAATTTAAAGCGCTACTTGCGCCTGGAACCGCGGCTCCAAGAGCCGCCATCCCGGCTCCCTCAAGGGCGCCGCTCAGGGTTAATTTACCTTCTGCACCATTGACTAGGTCCGATGCCGCTGACCCAGCAAGGGCCGCTCCAAGAGCCGGTGCTCCAGCCCCAGCGGTTGCCACCGTGGCAACAATTGCCGCAATATCGGCGCCGTATTTATCAAGAAATGAAGCGCGAGGTCTCGCCCCAGCGAACTGCGAAACATTGGGGGATGAATTGGGGTCCTGCGTTAGATTTGCTTTTGCGTCTGTTCCATTGGTAACGGCAGCCCCAGCTCCCCAGTCCCCGTACGGATTTTGACCTAAGCTTTCTGTGCCGCCATTCGCCCCCTTGACCGTTTGCCCGCTGTAAACAGGATTTTGACCTAGAGCATTGTAATACGCAGCCGTATTTGTAGCGTTCCACTGAATGCTTGGATCAAGCTCCTGCAGACCTTGTGCAGACTCCATATCGGCAAGCAAAGGATCTGTTGTCTGTGAGCTGTAATTCGTGTTGTACAGCGGCGATGATTGCAAAGCCTCGTTCCATGCGCCAGAATAATTTCCGCTATTTAAATCTGCAATAGTTTGCTGAGCATATGGCTGAAGCTCTGCGTTAAGTTTGGCTTGAGCAGCTGCTTCTTGATTGGCTTTGGAATTTTCCAATGCAGCAGCAGATTTTCCTGTTGTTGGGTCTCCATCTATGTTTAATTTCATTTTTTATCCTATAGGCATTATGCTGTCTTCGTGATAGGCGTTGGAGACCCCGGGGCGTTGCCAAGGCTCTCGGCTAGTCGCTCTGCCCATGGTCGCCATTCCGCGTAATCGTACGGGTTTGGCGGACCTAGCGTAGACAGCGAAGGGGTGTCAAAAAACATCATACCCCACTGCCGCCAGTCGTCATTGACCATGGTGCGCGGGTTCGGGTAATTGGTCAGCACGGACAGTGTCCCGTATACCCACTGATCCAGATCCATGCCGTTGGGATCTGGTATCTGCATTTACGTGCTCCGCTCGCCGTCCGCGTTGATCGTGAGCATCGACTTACCGGCCTGAAAGTTCCCACCGACGACGTTGCTCTGTACCTGAATACGAATGATCTTGGCGGTGTCTTTGAGCGGCACTATCTGATTCAATGTGCCGGTGCTAGTGGGATCTGGCTCAAGCGTGACCACCGACCCTGTAACTACCGGGGCGTTCGCGTTGTTCTGCTTCAAAACGCTGACGGTCATGTTCTGCGATTGGATAAAATCTGGCTCAAGCAGCTCAACGCTCGTGGTCGCGGCGTTCGGAGGCTGCGCGTTGTAATTCGTAATGGGCGCGGTCGTAAAATACGAGTTTACGGCATTTTGAAATACGCCGTTAATCTCGTCGGTGCCGATTTCGTGATCCCACATATTGTAGTACGTTTGCGTTGTGCCGCTGACGCTCGACGTGTACGGCAAAATACCTGCCATCAGGTTTCCTACCAGGTTGTCGGCGTGCAATCCCGCGCTGCGCCCGGTGTTTGGCAGCGGTGTGTCGTACCAAGACTTTTCTCGGTAGTTGTATATCACCGCGTGGCTGCACTCGGTGTTGTTACCGCGCGGGTAGCACCACCAGATCTCGCCGTACCTTGGCACTTTCATCGCGAAAGACTTGCTGGCGTACGTGGTATTGATGCCGTCAAAAAACCAGTTAAGGTTCATCGAGTTTGGTATTTCTCCAACCACGCCGTTGTACATCAAAAATCGATCCACACCGGCCCAGTAGAACGCGCCGTCGTGCTCAACAATGCACCGGTCGCTGAGCAGACTCGACTGCGTCGTGAGCTGGTCGAATTGCCATGTGCCATTTGTGACACCAATAAAGGTCGCGCGGACGACGCTGTCTACGCTCCAGAAGATACCGGCGGGCGAATAGCCTCCACCACCCCTAAGCGGGAAACCTTTTATTATTTTCTGGTTGGTAATCTCGGTAGCGCCAACGTACAATGATCCCAAGGAAGTGCCCACAAAGTCGGTAGGGTAACCGGGGCTGCTCCACGCGAAAAAACCGTTGTTCCCGTAGACGATCATGTACGGTGCAAGGCTGACCATGCCCCCGCTGATGCCGTTGGGAAATAATGCCTGCTGAGTCCCGCCGTGACCGTCGCTGCCGGTGCCGTACCCCTGCACCTGGAAGATCGAACCGGACGACATGGCCTCTGCGCCGATTGTCCCTAAGTTGGCACCCAGCGTCCACGATGTGCCGCTGCCGCCAGTAATGAGCGTGCCGGAAGGAATGCCAAATCCAGTCAGGTATTGTCCTATTGATATTGTGCCGGTAACGCCAGATACGGTCAGCGTGGTCCCGCTCACGGAGCCAGTAAACGTTGCAAAGTTACCGTTGCCGTTTGGGCTGTAGATCGGCGTCGAGTACAGCGGAAAGTTTTCTCCGTTTGCGGGGTCCAGTAGGTTCTGATTGGCGAATAGAAACAGCAGCGTTTGGTTGGTGGCGTTGTCGAACTGCGACTCCATCTGCCAGCTGTTGATCTGAGTGTACGGCTGCAGGTTCACCGTGTTCGTCGGCAGGCCCGTGGTCGTCGGGTTGGTGGTCGCAGGAAACTTCGGATTCTGAACGCTTGAGCAGACGCCAAAGTTGTCAACGGTAAAAGTATCGATGCCGTTCGCATTTCCCGCGGCAAGGTACCGGTAACCGCTTTGCGCCTGGGTAAAAAACAGTCTCTCGATGCCCGTCAGGTACGGCTGAATGACCTTGTACCCGCCGATCTTTCGCGGCAGCCCGCGCTGCCAGCGGCACCACTGCCCGTCCGTGTGCGCGGTAGATGCCAAAAATGTTCCATCTCGCTGTATCCCAGGAGCGGATGCAAGGGGGATCAGCGCCATTACAGGACCATAGCCCAGAGGAACATGTCAGCGGTCGACGGTGCGCCGATAGCCTGCTGCGCGGCGGCGTTGCTTACGGCAGTAAACAACGAGGTGCCGATGGAGGTTCCGCCAAGGTTGGTAAGCGCCCCAGCGGCGGTGGTCGAGTTGGTGCCACCCTGCGCAATCGGAATCGGTATCGAGGTGATGGCGCTCGACGGGGTGGCGTTGTAAACGTTAGATCCGTCACAATAGAAAATCGAGCTGCCGTTGTAAGCAATGGTCGGCGGCGTTGGGGACGTTTGGCTGGCGGTTCCTATGGTGAGCGTGTATGTGTTGTCGGTCTGGTTGTTGACCCAGTACTCTTGCTTGGTCGAGGGTACGATGATCTCAAGGTTGCCAGATTTGGTGCCTGTGAATCGGTACCCGACCTGGTTCAGCTGCGTGCCGCTTAGGGTGTACGTGCCGGACAACCCGGTCACGCTGATGGTGACGAAATTGAACGCCGCCTGAATGGATGGGCCAAGGCCAATGGTGTACCAAACCGTGCCGTCAGTCACAATGAAACAACTGTCACCAGGGTTTAGCGGCAGCGGGGTCGCGCTGTTGTAACCGCCGTTAATGGTGTCAGACGCTACGGGCGCGATGGATAGGATTGAGCTACCAGAGTTGCGCAGTTGCACATAGTACCCGCCACCAGCGGTCGCGGCCTGCGGCAACGTTACGGTTCCAGCGCCTGCGTTCCAGTTGAAAAACTTATCTCGGTCGTTGACACCTATGGTGTATGGCGAAGAAAGCGTCGTAACGCTCATGTTCTGCCCCAGCTGCGACCCTAAGGCAACCAATCCTGGGCCAGCGATGGCGGCTACTGAGGGTGTCGATACTGCAGAGCCGTACTGGAAAGCAAACCATGTGCCCGCGGCGGTGGTGTTGTTCTGAAGGTAGTAAAAGAAAACAGATCCTGAGGCCTGAGATGCCACAATAATGGCGCCGCTGTTGTTGTAAACTGCCTGCGGGTACGCGCTCAGGTTGTTTACGATGATGAACGTGCCGACTCCTACGGAAGTCGCAGGCGGAAGAATTAGCCCATACGATCCCGAGGTCGAGCTATTGATGTCGATTAGCGGCGTGCAAAGGTTGGAGTTGGGCGCGGTTTCCAGCGGCCATTGCAGCTGCAGGTTCGCCGTAAGCGTAATCGAATTGTACGCAGCAAGAGCGGGCGCAACCAAAGCGCCTGTAAATATATTTGTGTACGTGGTCACGTTTCTTGCCTTGTTGGATTACGATCCAAGATACCGGCCTTGGATTCGCTGTCGAGGGTTGCCGCGGCGCGGTCGTAGAGCGCCTGCCAGGTCGCTATGCGGGAGTCGTTCTTCAGAAACGGGGCGCACTCCAACAAGGTGGAGTACAGCAGCAGGTTCGGGGCGTACTGCGTGATCCAGTTGGTGGTGTTCGTGGCGTCGAGCAGCGCAGGCTCCTCGTAGTACACGATCTCCGCAGGGTACGCGGCGTCTGGCGTCGGCGCGACGATGATGTTCTGGTAATTATACTCCGCGTAGAATTTGGGTGGTCCGGCAATTCCGTACGTGGTCGTCAGCGTTTGGCTGTCATCCGGCCAGTAAGCGCGAATGTACTCGTAGCTGCGCGGAAGCACCTGAGACCGTACGCTGTTGCCGGTGGCAGACTGTCCCACGTTTACGGATATGAGCTTTCTCCATCGGTCTGGCTTGGCGTAAACCGCCAAACCGGGCTGCAGAGTAAATGTGGCGGCGACGACGAACCCAAGCACCTTAAGCTCGCGCGAGATTCGACGCTCAGCGAAATTGATGAGTTCCGGCAGCTGCGCGTACACGATTGGATCGAGCACGGTGCCGCGCTCCATGTACGTCTGGACGTCTGACTGCAAGCTGGTGAATGTCATCGAGGTTGGCATTTGATTTAACCTAGCCTATTTAAAAAAAGAAACTGATTTTGTTTCTGTTCCTTTTGTTTTGTCGTAAGAACGCATCGCTCCAATGCCAAGCAACGCGAACATAAGTTGGTACAGGTTGTCGTCTATTCCTGGGAGCCCTGGCGCGGGAATTGGATGCGATGCAATTAACGCCAATCCAGTGGCTATTGGCCTCACTAGGTACTGGTAAAACAGAGCAAGTGCGCACACCCACATTATAGCGGGGCGAGGACCAGCGACAAACATGCTAGGACTAGCAGCCTCTACTTTGTTGACGTCGGTTTGATTGACCGTGACAGACTGCAGCTGGACCAGTTCCTCTTGGAGTTGGCCTTGCAGGGTCAATTGATTGAGTTGTGCAATTGCAGCGGCTGCGGCTGCTTTGTCAGGTATAATACGATTTATTATACTGGCAATTGGAGCGATAACTGTGTCGAAAATTCCCATGAAATACTGCTCTGGGTGTAAGAGTGATCTGCCGCATTCTGAATTTAACCGCGCCAAAAAAATGAAAGACGGGCTTCAGACCGCATGTAAAAAGTGCAGGAAAGCCTGGGATTTTGCTTACCGCGCAAGAAAAGGACCCGAGTTCTTCAGTGCGGCTCACAGGCGCAGGAAGTGGGGCATCACCCCTGAGCAGTACAATGACATGCTCCAATCCCAAGGGGGGAAATGCGCCATCTGCCCCAACCATTTTACCACTGAGGACGATACGCCCCATGTGGACCATTTCCACGCCAGCGGTGTTATCCGTGGGCTGCTTTGTTCGCAGTGCAGCCTGGTTCTTGGCGCAACCAGGGATCGACCAGAGATTCTGGATTCGATGAAGGCGTACTTGCTGAGATTTACGCTTTAAGCTCCATAAGCTCGTTGCCGGTAAGCGTAGACTCAACCGCGGTCTTGATGACGCGCGACAGCCAGCCCTTGCCGTCAATCTTGAAATTTTCCATTTGCGTGTAATCGTAAGCGCACTGCGTCAGGAAATCGGTGAGGCAGTCTTTCGGTGCCTTGGACGTGGCAAGGCCAATTGTCAGCTGCCCGATGTTGCCGTCGACGGTGGCTTTTAAGCTGCGCTGGAGCGCTTTCGCTGCGCCCTCAACCCCAAGATTTACGCCTTCCTTGAAAAGCGCAATCGCTATGGCATCGGGAAAGTTTGAGCACCGGAGCCTGCTCCAGTAGTCAGTGAAATAGATTGACTTGGCTTTGGCGAGACTAAGCCCCGCAATATCCAGGTTTGGGTACGCTGCTGCAGAGATCCCGTACATAGTGCCACGACACTCTCCGGTTCCAACCTTGCCTGATGTCCAGTTGCCCGGGTCGGACTCGTCGCTGGAGTATCTTCCTTCAATGCCGATGAGCTGTTCAAATGCAACGTCGAAGGCTGACATACTACCTCCACCATTTGTTCTGCTTGCCGTAGTAGACGATCGAGGTGATACCCGCAACAATGGCAATCATGCTTGATCCTATACGCAAAAATTGCTCGACTTGAGATAACCAGGCCACTGTTGCTCCACCAACCGATACCGTAAAACTTGTGAGCGCCAGGTAGGCCTGGTGCGGGTGCTGCTCGTTCATACCGCTGCCTTGACTTCTTCCCATACGTGAACTATTCCCGCCTTTGCAGATGCCTCGTAAGATTCCAGCTTTTTTCTCAGCGTCTCCAGCTCGCTTTCTGCTTCAGCTTTGATTTTCGCCGCTTCCGAGTCAGCTTTAGCCGCCGCAGCCCTTAGTTGCGAGTCGATTTTTTGTAACAAAGGCAACGCGATGCGCAGCGGGCGATCTTTGAGCGCGGTCTCGATTTCAAGTAAATCTGAATCGAGCAATGTGATGACGTTTTCTTTCGAGTCTGACATGTGATTTCCTTGTGAGTTTAAGTGTAAGCAAAACTAATTTGACCAGCAGCGCCCGCATATCCCTGACTGGTACTTGTTCCGCCGCCGCCACCAGGCGCGGTTCCGGGTAACTGGTTGCCGCCGTTTACGCCTTGTCCGTTGTTGCCGCCAACACCACCGTTAGATCCTGCGCTTCCTGATGCGTTGATTGTTCCGCCGCTGCCTGTGCCGCCTGAGCCTCCTGGCCCAGCGTAATTTCCGCCGCTACCAGCGCCTGCGGAAATCGAAACACCAGTAGCTGTGCAACTGGTAGCCGTGCCTGCAGTACCGTTTTGCGGACTAGTTCCTGGGGTAGTGCTACCTACGCCGACTGTGTATGTAAATGTGGATATGCCGGAAAGCGATATAACTGCGGTTTGAACGTAAGCGCCGCCGCCGCCGCCATACGTGTATGCTCCGGAATTGTACGCTCCGCTTCCGCCACCACCCCACGCTGAAATTTGCACATGCGTTGCGCCGACCGGAGGGGTTTCAGTTGCTGAATTTCCGGTGGTGTACGTGCGCGTGACCGGGACGAATCCGCCAGCCGCCAGCAGCATTTGCTGAATGCCCATTACGAGATACCCGCACCAGATATGAGCCAAATGGTCGCGTCGGTCTTGATTGCCGTTGCCATCGCGTTAGTGCCCAGCGTTCTGGATCCGACAGCGCCCGTGTTTGAATACACAAGGGAGTCGCTGTTGATTGATATGGTCAAGGTATTGGTGGTTCTGTTGACGAACGTGATCGCCGTGCCTACCGGGTAAGCGACGCTGGAGTTTGCGGCAATAGTGAGCGTGCCTGCGGACGCGCCGGTAAACTTGATGCATTTGTTGGCATCAGACAATACCGTCGTGTAGCTACCAGCCTGCGTGTTAACCGGGATGCCAGCATAGACCGGGCTAAGCGACCCGGTGCCATTCGGCACGCTGACATTGCCTGATGTGTCGATCTGCAACCGCGAGGTTGCCGCCGTCAGGTCGTAGATATCGAAAACACCCACCGAGACACCGCCCGAACGCATTTCCCAGGCGCGGTTTCCGGACTGGCCGTCTTGCACCGCCAGTCTGCCCGCGTCTCCTGATGCGCCAGTAAATAGCGCGGTAATTGCCCCGGTGGCGCCGGTACCTTGAATCGCGTACCCGCCGGTCCCGGCAGTCGTCACAAGTGCTGTTCCGCTGCTCGGTGCGTTGATCGTGATGTTGCCCGCCGCCGTTCCGGTGATTACGTTTGCCGTGCCGTTGTAGCCGAGCGCGAAATGACCGTCGCCAAATATACCAAACAATCGCGATGAACCAGCAGAATTTAGCACATCTAAAGATCTGTCTGCGGAGTTAGCTCCAGCAAGCACAAATAAACCATTTGACTGTCCTGCGGTACTTGATCCGTTGATCGTAACTGCGGGTACGTTCAAGGCTGCGATTGCATTGACAATAAGTCCGCCGGAAGCCTCACCTGAGGCCGCGTTTATGGTCAGCTGACCGTAAAAGTTTCTAATGCCGTTTCCGAGACTGCGCATGGATTACACGAACTGAGTGACTGACATGGATGCGTCAGCAACAGACGCAGAGCTTGCGCTGGCTTGGATGCTCCATCCAGTCGCGAGCGTGATCTTGCCGTTCTCTCCAAGCAAATTCAGCGTGTCATTTACCGCAATCGGGGCCTGGTACGCTAGGTAATATCCCGTGCTGCCGTTGTAGACGTAAACGCTAGCGGTAATTGGAGAGCCAGACTTGTTGGCGACGAATAGATGGCTGATGACGGCGCTGGTTGATACCGGTACCACGTAGTTGCCGATGTTTGCGAGGCTGGTCGTGAGGCCGGATGTCGCTTCTATGCCGATGATCGTTGCTGTCTGCATTACGAACTATTCCCAGTTGAAGGAAGCTGCGCGGCTTGAAGGCCGTCGTCAGGAAATTGTGATGGGGGCCAGTTGGCGTCCCCGGGAGCGACCGTGACGTACCCAGGCACCGGAAGCTTGACGTCAGGGCGTGGGTACTCAAGCGTGATGTTCTCGGTCTCGTGAGTCCGCAAACGGTACGGGTCGAGCATGTCCGCGCATCCCCAGCCGCCAACCCATGTCCCTTTGCCGGTCATCGCCCCCGGGGTGCCGCACACCATCAGGCCGGGGCTGTTTGGATCAGGATGCAAGTCCACCAGCGGGTACTTCAGCGAGCATCTGCCGCATATACCGATGGCGACGTTTGCGTTTCCGCGCGTGTCGAGATACAAGCTCATCGAGTATAAACCCCGATCTGCGTCTGGAACTTGATTGGGGACTTGTCGCGCTCCTCACCCCAGGCGCGTTTCCAGTGAGCATCCGACTTGGCCTGAATCTGCCCGGTGACCTCGGGGTCAACCTCTGGTGTGCAAAAAGCCAGCTCGGCGGCGACACGATAAAAAAACGCCAGGTACCAGCGCGGCGGGATCTCTAGCGTGTTCTGCAGGCTGCCTGCGTCGGCGATCATGCGCTGCCGCCAGACCACCATGAAATTCTGAGCCGCGGTGGCGTCTGGCGCGGGCCAGAGATCCATCTGCGGGTATATTTGACGATCCATCCACCACTGCAGCGGTCTCCCCTGGAAGGTCTTGTTGGTCAGGTTCCAGTAATCGTCCCGGTTCATGCGGTACATTTCTATGTCCGCAGGGGTATTGTACACCTGCCCGCTCAGCGTCAGCGGCAAAGTATTGGGCACCGTAATCGGCACCCCGTTTTGGCTGGTGGCCGGGATGACGCGCCAGTACTGGTACGCGCTGGCGTTGTCGATGTCTTGCGCGCTGTACCCAACAATGCCGTTGTGAGTGCTGCTTGAGTTTGCCGCGGTGCTCCAGTTGACGTTGTCAAGGCTGTACTGGTACTGCACCGGGAAGCTCGCGGACGGCCAGTTCAGATTGATTGTGGTGACCTGCGTAGGCTGCGTGAAGCTCCACTGGTAGTACGCGGTCGAGTTTGTGATTGTCGCGGAGCTGGTCAGGTTCGACATCGTCCGGTAAAACGCCTTCGTGACGTCGTTTGTGCTCGGCGGGAGCACGTACTGCTGCTGACCCTGGTACAGGGGCTGGATGTACTTGCGAAGGGTCCAAAGCGGCGCGGCGTCGTTCAGCATGTCGAGCTGCACGAGGTTTATCATGTCCAGGCCAATCAAAATCATCTCGGCGGTGATCTGCTGCGGGCGCAGCTTCAACGCGCCGTACACACGGTCAATGAACGTGCGGTTGTCAATCGCTATGTTGTTGTAGGTGCCGGTCGTGAGTAGCGGGTTGACCGTGCCCTGATTGGTAGACGCCATCAGCGATTACTTCCTAGAATCTTATGCGAATCAGGGAGTTCGCGATTCGCGAATATCGAATATCCCGGAATTACTTCTTGTACGAGATATGGTGAACCATTACATGTTTTACGGAACCACCGCCAGCCATCGCAGGAGCGCCAGGGCCAGGCGCCTGAGGCCGCATTGCACCCATTTGCCCACCCGGAGGGGAACCCATCCCAGGTGCCATCCCAGG